TCCATATATCACCTATTTTTGTGGATATTGCTTTAGAAACATGATGCCACCCAACGTTGGCTTGTCTTGCCCACGAACCATCGTGATTTCCTTTGAGCAGAATCTTTCGACCATTGAGACTTTGTAGCAGAGCCGCAATGACAGCTTTGGATGCAAAAGCAAAGTCCCCTAGATGATAAACGGTATCCTCGCGTTGTACAAGAGTGTCCCACTTTCTTATCATTGTCTCGTCCATTTCCCGGACATTCGCAAATGGACGGTTGCAGTACTTGATTATGTTCTTATGACAAAAATGGTGGTCTGCGGTAAACCAAATTTCACTCACGGCTAAGCTCGGTGAGACGCTGGCGCTCGTGTATTGACTCTCCCTTAGAAATATTTTTGAGTCTCTTATATATTTGTGCCCAATAGTCGAACCCCTCCGAAGCGAGAGTCCATGGGAAGGCATCCGATATGGCATCGGCTGCGTCTAGCAAGCGCTTCTTGTCATTTTCTTTGACGCGGCCGGACCAAGGGGTTGCTAGTTCGCTTCCGCATGCGATACACCTTTTCATGACAGTTTCTCCTTTTCTCCCCTGAAACAGGGGCCACAAACGTATTTCCACACGTTACTTCCCTGTCCATGAGGCCAACGGACCGGGTTGACTTTCTCGTTTATATTTGTAAATGGTCCGTTGCATACCTCACAGGCATCGGCCATACGACCATATGGACTTTCTCCCCAATGATAACCCATAATCATTCCCCCACAGTCGGGGCAATGATATATGCAAACTAGTTTGCTTCCGCATTTTGCACAAATCTTTGGGAAGTTCATGAGGATTTCTCCTCTGGGAGTTCTGCGCACTTATTCCAAAGCCACACCTCGACATCATCCCAATCGAGGTGTTTTACTCCAGCAAGAACCATTTCCCCACACTCCGGGCAATGGTACATACCAATGGGTTGTCCTAGTCTTTCTCGCGGATCATGTGAACACTTAATTTTTTTAGTAGTCAAAGTCGTCACTCCATTTTCTTATGGCTTTTACATAGGCGGCCAAAGTATTCTCGTTATCTGCAACGCCTGGGGCACTATTTACTTCAAGCACGAAGTAATCACGGCTGTTAGGTTTGATAACAGCAACGATGTCTGCTGCCCCAAAGTCCATTCCGAGTGCTTGAACTGCACGTCTTGCCAATTCCGAGAGTTTGCCTCTTGTGGTGTCTTGAAGACCAACATTATATCGAAAGTGCCATCCGGCTTCTGCGTTCCACGCAACTCCGCCTGGAACTGGATCATTCCCCCTCCATACTTTCCTAGCGATTCGAAGGATTTCGTCTCGGAAGACATGCACCCTCCATTCATGTGTTTTGTCTATGAATTGCACAGCGAAGTCCGCTTCTCCCGCTCGGAGAGCGTCTCGCATTTGGTCGGCGTCCATAGGTCCGATAATATCGTTGCCGCCGCGATGATGCCTGCGGCGACCAAGCCACCGAAGACGACCCACCCACCACCACTCATGATCAAAATCCTCCAATAAAATTACCCGTGGACTCGGAATCTCTGCTCTTGCAAACTCTTTTAGCTGTTGGTGTTTATCAAATACAATTCTCCTGTTAAGTACTGGCACCATCGGATGTATGTCGAGTAGCCCTTCATCCTTGGCACCCCAACGGACTACTGGCCCAACATTAGGTAAATCACGTAACTCTTGTCGCAATGCGCGAACAGAAGCACCTTTACCCAAAATTATCAAAGGAACTCTACCTCCTTTGTTTTCGGGTTTTGACGACATTCGAGAGATAGACTGCGGATATTCAATACTTTGCTAACGAAGTAGTAGTCTTCATCTGTTGGGGGACACCATTTTCTATTATGTCGTGATGGTGTTCCCCGAAGTAAAAGCCCACGTGCCCGACCTACGAAATATTTGTTGTCGATACTTCTACGATGGTTGTCCCACCAATACGTAATTGGTCTCATTACCCGCATTCTGGTCTGGTTGCAATACAAGAATTGATAGTCCCGATAGTACTTCTCTATCAATTCAAATACTTCTAGAGGATCACTTTGTGTGGCCCAGCTTATAAAGGGTAAAGAAAGTCCGATATTTCCTTCGTTTCGCCACGCATTAAGCAATGCGAACACTTTGTCAGCTAAAATCGCGTCGTCATTTTTAGCCATTGATAAGCTCCTGGATCGGTTTTAGAAGAAACCCTCGCAAGTCGTGGTCATCTAAATCACTAGGGTCCACAATATAACTTTCTCCTTTGCTGTGTATGAAGACTGGTACGACCTTCTTTTTGAAAGCTTGAACTTTAGCAACGAGACTTAGTGTGGCATTTTTCGCATCTGAATCGAGCAGCACAATAACACTCTTTTGCGGCATTCTTGCTAGTTCCTCGCGTCCTTTCTGAGTGATTGTATGTCCACCTAGAGCTACTGCCCACCATCCTAGACGTTGTAGTCGTATTGCGTCGGTGGGAGATTCTACTAGAACCACGGGTGTTTTTTCTGCTTTTTCTTCCGTCATTGCAAACGCGGCTAGCGGCAGTGCTGTAGTGTACAATATTGCACCGTTGCCGTCCGAGAAACCGTAACCACGCCATTTCCAGGGCTTACCGTCTGTTTTCGTCTCGTTAAAGACCCTTCCCCAACCTGCTACAAGGGCTCCGCCCCGAAATATTGGGAGGAAAATTACTAAGGGAATTTTCGGGTTGGATAGTCGTTGTGTGTTGTGACAATCCCCCAATAAGATTGTCGCACCGACCCTGGCCAGGTCAACAGGCGCAATGTGGTGACTGTGACAGTAATCCGCCACGAGTAGCTTTGCTGTCCCTGTTAGCTCCCAAACTTCCATGGGATTGTAGCCCACGTAAACAGTTTCTAGGTCCAGGGGTTTATAGTGCATTTGCCCGTCCACGTTCAATAAATCTTCCTCCTTCTTGTCAGCGTGTCCTATCGCTTTTGCCAGTAGATTTTTCAATCCCAGCATACCACCCCACCTATCCGACGCAACTAATTCACTCTCCGTGTCCTTCGTGAGGCCAGTTGTCTTCCCGCATTTGTGACAATAAGCTATCTTCTTGTCTGGGCTCACCCAAAAATGATCCTTCTTCCCATCCCGACAGAACGGACAAATGTAGTTTGTCCACCCGTTTGCCGACACTTTCAAGGGCTGCCCTAACGTCTTCAGGTGCATCGGATTCCTCGTATGTTTCGTTATCAACTACACTAAGCCAAGCATAGTGACGTATGGGGTTTGTCAACCCACGCTCTCTTTCTATGGAATGAATCATGCCATCCCACCCCTTTTCGTCGAACGATTTCAAGGGAATAAAGTGGTCTCCGTAAAACCCGTTAACATGAACGAGCTTTGCCAATATGTACCTCCGCCTCCGTAACAGTCCGAAAGATTGTCGGTGGAATTAACTTTTCTTTGCACAATGGACAAGACCAGTGTCCCCTAAATTCAGCCGCCTTTACCCATTGCCAACAGGAAGGACATTGTACACTCACCTCTTTTGCAGCATCGTTGTCAATTGGGAAAACCTGGAAGCTCTTCATTTTCGCTGTCTTGTCAACGAAGGTGGGCGTGATCAAACCTCCCTGACCTTTGATTATGAATGGAAAGTATTTCTTATTATTACTAATCCCAGCCTGGCCAGTTTGGCCAGCCCATCGCCGTGCTAAAGGGTATTTGCCCCATCCTCCAAGTGGGGCGTTCTGCGCGATAGCGTGCTTATGTTCGAAGCATAGGCCGCTAGAGTCGATAATCATTGCGCTGTCGTCTGGGAAGTCACGCACGAGAAACGCGCGTTTCGTTGTGAATCCTCTGGCCTTTGTTTCCTCTATCTGTAGCAGTTTTGATAGAGCGGCAGGCGTTGATGCGAACAGAAGTAGGTCTCGCTCTTTATCGAACGTATAGCAAAGCGGGCTAGTTCTGCGGAGCAGAATTAGGTGGTCTGGCGTCTTTTGACACATTGCCGCGATAGCGTAGGAGCCCCGTGCGAATTCCAGTTGTTCCAAGGAAGCCTGTGGTGAATCACCTCTATCTAAGAGAGCGGCGAGAGCTTCCGTATCTACCGTGGCCTGCCTTTCGATTTTCCACTCGTCAAAAATGGCGTCATCGTTATCCAGTGTTCCGTTATGGACAACGAGATATTTACCCTCCTTACGCATAACAGGGTGATTGTTTTTATTGTCCTTGTGCGTTCCTTTCGTCTCGGCTCTTGTGTGCATAATAACGAGACGAGACTCACCTGCATGTTCAAGGTACCTTTTTACGTCAGGGTTTTTGACAAACTGAGTTGCGGGTAAATGGTGCTTGCAGTAGCCTGTGCTACGACACCCCCAATCTGGGGCATATGCGATGCCGGTTGCGTCCCCCCCTCTGGTTTCGAGGGAGGATAGCATAGTGTGTATGGCTTCGGCTCCTGGTCTTTCCTTACCAAAAGCAACCCATCCGCCAATTCCACACATTAGGTTGTTGCCTCGTCCCACATCACGGTGGGTCTTATCTCAAGCTCTGTAAACTTCAAGGGTAGCCTTTCTTTCTGGCATTTCAGACAGAGGTGTTTTGGGCCAACCGTATGCCTTGGCATCGAAATTATTTTCCCCTCCCCTTTTGCTATTAGTTCTCCGCAATCGTCACAGAATCCGGCGTGTTCTACAATGCAGGAACTACAGAACATTGGGCTTGCCGCCGCCCTCGCGGTTGCTACTCGGCACATTACCTGTCCGCATCTTTTGCACAGCCTATAGAAACGCTTATGGTATGTACACAGTTTATTGTTCTCGGGGACCGGTGTTTTAGTAGAACAAAGTAAACAAAACGCCTCCATAAGCTAGTCTTCCTCGCGGTTGCCTTCATCCTGGTTAAGGGCAGGGAAGATAGCCTCCGCCACTTCCCGCGGAATGTTTGGCTCATCTGGTGGCTCATCTGGCTCATCAAGGGCGTTGAAGGCAAGACGTTCGCCTCGTACGCGTGCAGTTGTTATGTTCCGTTCCCGCCTAGTCCTTTCTGCCGGGCCAGGTTGATCCAGTGTGATTTCTTTAAGCAGAACAACACTAGTGCTTATTGCGCCTTTAGCTGTGTTCAACATGTGGTGTGCTGAATGTACCAGTCCGTCAAGGGTATACCGTGCTGTGTAGTCATGCATCAAATTCACTGCACGACCCAAATGCTGGTCAATTGATTCGAGCAGTTTGAGGCGGTCTTTTTGCTCTTCTGCACGCAAGATTTTTCTCCTTTCAACTAATGGCACCACTCGGGAAGAACATCCTTGGACCAGTCGAACTTTCCTAGAGCGAGAATTTTCTCACGCATTTTCAAGAATGTTACGCATTCCTTCTTAAGATAGGGTTCGTCAATAGCGAGTCTCTGCAGTGCTTTTATGTGATGTTCTTCATTGTCCTCTCTTTTTGCTAGTCTTTTCAAGGCTGGTAGATTTACTTCGGCTAGTCGAGCGAAAATTTCAGCCCCTAGTAAGAGTCCAGCGAAATGTATCGGCGTAAGGCAAGAGTAGGGTTGTCTCCATTCGAACCAACTTCCCTCGCCTTTAACCCGTATGACACCGTGTGGTATTGCCTGCGACATAGCGTTATTACGTGATACTAGCTCGGTAGCACTAACGCAGCGATGGAGTAACTTGTTTAACAGTACTTCGCCCATTGTCACGACTAGTGGTTCAATGGCATTTGGTGACAAGCCAGAAAAGTTTATGTGGATACCTAAGTTAGTTACATAGTAAGCCCCTGCACGCATTCGCGTAAGGTTGTTTGGTAGTTTCCTGTTAAGCTGCGCTGTCGTAATAACACTTTCGTACAATGCAACGCGCTTTGAGACAGACTCAAAAACTTCCTTAGCGGAACCTCCAGGTTCACTACGGATTTCGACGGTCTCTTCGTGCCCATCAACCCCGATAATATCAGGGGCTGAAAGGATGAAGCCAACTAAGGTGAATGGGTTGCCTCTATGGTCAAGCGCCAGAAATTCTGCTTCAGCGCCCAGTTTCATACTTTACTTCCCTTAGCGAACCGACAAAGTTGCCGTGGGTTTCGAAAGAGTCTTCGTTTTTCTCAATTTTCCAGTCTGGCGAAGGTTCTGGTGGACTTGGAAAGTCCACTGCGTGTTCTGTGGCGAGATCTAAGTAACCGCGAAAAACTTCACTTACGCAACCAGACAACCTTACATTTTGTTCTACCATGAACGGCTCTACAACTTTCACCCACAGTCGACGTGCGGCCTCCTTGTCGCCTTCATTTATGATGTGTGCAACATCTTGACTGGTTCTCCCCCAAAGTTCACGAGCGCTGTTAGGGCGGAGAACACACAAATCAATTGCATCACGAAATAGGCCGTAGATTGTAAAAGCCATTCTGGGATGTCGAAGCCAAGAGTTTGATAATGTGCGGTACTCGAAGCCATGTGGTTGTGGACGGAAGCATCCTGCGCGGCCGTAGAAACGTCGTCTAACCCGTTCGAGTTTAGGAACTGGTGTTAAGGCCGTGTCAAATATCCCCACGACAAGGTCACACATTGCTACAATTGAAGGGAGATTAGGATTGTTTTGTAGGACGGGGTGCCCTGCGTGTAAATGGCCCCCTCCATACCTTGTGCGATGCTTGCGAAAGTCACACCAACGCAGATTTGTTTCTCCCGTGTATGCATCAAAATCTGGTTCGCATCCTGCAATAAGTGCAGACTTTGGGAATTCTTGCAGGTTGCGGGTTGTAACTGGGACTGCTGGGGAAATGTTCAGGTGCAATTCGCGCTTGTCAGCCGCTAACTTTGCCTGTCTAAGGCAGGTTCGCAGGTTATCTAGCATGTACCCGCGACAATGTGATGGTTCAGGGTGTAGTTCAAGTTGTGCCCCGTCCGGGTATAGGTAAGGGCCTGTCGGCTTCACCCCTATACTCTCGGGAGCTACAATTAGCCCATCCGGATTCGTGAGAAAAAGCTCCGGGTCTCCCCCAAGCTTCAATTCACTGTAAAGTGTTTGTCGGCCCTTATATTTATCAGGTGTCTTGTCAAGCTTGAACTGCCACACCATTATGTGGTGGCCTCCATACCTTCGTATTCTTTATCTTCTTCACCGGAAACCTCGGGACTTATAAGTTCTAACAAGGCCCTTAACGTCGGAAATATGGCTGCATCATCCTCTGCTTCATCTTCTGAAAGGTCAACCGTCTCATTGAAAAGTCCCATTAGGTCAAAGTGTAAGTCGTTTAGTTCTTGTTCGTCCAATGTGATTATCTTACAAATCTTGTCGTCTAGCGTCATGTTTTTTCCTAGACTTCCGCTTCCTTTGCCTCATGTGGTGTGCTTTCGACCCCCTTATCTACCACAATGGACGCTGTTCCACTAGAAGTAAGACCTGATACTAAAATCTTATCGAGCGTTTTTTGCAACGTACACAAGCAATGGTAGGGAATCTCAATAGGCGCGCTGTCAGTTGTCTTTACTAGTCCGAAAACGCCTTCTATCGTTCGGAAGGTATTTGGCGCGTATTCCACAAGGATAGGCTTTAGCAGCTTGGACATTTATAGTGCTTCCCCTTCGGAAAGTTCAATCAGTCGCTTGTACAGACTGCTCCAATAGTATCCGCCTTCCTTCGCATCTTCCCAGTTGAAAGCTTCCCATATGGCGTCAGCCGCGCCTTCCAAGGATTGTCGATAACCCTCGTCAACGGCACGGGGGTGATACCGCAGCTCATCCTGGAATCGCGGCGTTTCCTTATGCTTGTAGCGGCCTTGCGAATATGCGAAGTTGTAATTCGTCCTTATTGTTTTGCGCTTTTTATTGCCCATCTTGCTCCCCTTTTGTGGATACTGAAAATAGTGTTTCTCACCATCCACGAACAAAATGCCTTTGCTGACTAGCTGCTTTTTCGGCTTTTTCACGACAAGGTGCTTTCGCCAACGTGTTGATTTCCTCTTCTTACTGATTCTCTCAGGTGCCAACTTGCCGTCCGCGACGATTAGCAACTTGTAGTCTCCTTTCTCCAGTTCTTACTAGCCACGTTGTTCACACCTTGCCACAATGGGGTTTTCTATCGTTTCTAACCATTGTGCGGCAAACTTTTCACACTGTGCTTGCGTGTTCAATGGCCCTATCTCAGCCCGCATAACTTGTCCCGGCCCTATCATAATTGCTATCACTAGCCACCACATTTTTGCCTCCCTAGTTCACTTTTTGCGCCCGAGAATAATAATGCCAAAGACTGAGACTAGGTAGAGTAAAACCACTATAGCGACGAGTACTTTTGTCTCCATTTACATTCTCACTTTCACCCCTGATGGGGTTAAGTAGGCTGGTGCCTCAGCGCCACACTTACCACATTTCCCTTTCTCGCCTTGCGCCTTCACTACTACTTTCCAGTTACAACAGCTTGTTACTAGCGGCACGTATGGAGAGCGTGTCATATCATACTTGGGAAAACCTGCAAAGAATGTCCTACCTTGGTTTCCCACTTGTCCTCCCTATTAGTTGTACAGTTTTAGCCACTCCCACGTGTAGCCCGCTTTTTTCGCCGCCTGTGTAAAATTCCACTCAGCGATGTACAAACGATGTTGTGCCGCACGAAGTTCGTGAAAAACATCGTCTGGCAGTTCGGCCCGAATAGCATCAGGATGCGGACACTGACCAGAGTCTTCATCTGTGAAAATCCACTCTTTCCGTGCTGTTTGTGCGCCAGGGATGCCGTAGTGGGAGTATCGATCTTCGTACTCGACAAAGATTTTCATTTAGAAGTCCTCCCTAAGAACCGCGACAGATTGGTGGGCACCAATGCCAATGCAGTTGTTCTAGCAAAGGATTCCTGATGTACCCTCCCTCGCCCTCATTAATGGTATCGTCCCATCCGTCAAGCCTCACCCGATACTCTCCGCCTTCATTCCACAACCCACCTTGTTTCACCCATAGGGTGAAATGTATTGTATGTTCCGCATCACTATAAGATTTTCTAGTATTTGGATCGATTGATTTTATTTCAAGGTAGGTTTCAATGGTAGGAACCTGCTTGGTTTTTCGCCTTCTGTGCACTTTATCGCAGGTAGGACATTTTTGCAGGAACGTGTTAGCATTTGGTTCGCCTTCACGTCGCTGGTGGCTCATTGTTTGCCCCTTTCAGTTGTATCGGGGTTCTGGCTCATCCCAGCGCCATTGCAAGGTCTTGAGCAGAGGGTTTCGGATATGTCCACCGTCGCCTTTGTTTACTTGGCTATCCCATATGTCCAAGTAAACTCGTTGCTCGCCACATCGTTGCCATTTCCCTGTTTTATCCTTGATCCAGACAAAAAAGCTTAATACTGTCGGGACCGCCCCTGGTTGCCATTGAAGACAGGTTTCGTATGGTGTTTCCTGGTGCGGGTGTCTTTCATCACCGCTCATTTTTGATTTCCCCCATTTCGCCTTTAGTTAACTGCCCGAAATTGAGGCACCTATGAACACAAAAAGGGCCAGCTAGATGCCCGATTTTCGGACACCTAACTAGCCCTCATTTCTCTCACCCGCGCCTCGCCTGTCTTACGTTGCCTCTGCGCCCTGCATGGCGGGCTTCATCTCTGCTCTAGCCCCTTCGTCAGCCGCTATGGCCTCTTCCATCTGGGCTGCTATGCTTTCGTTGTCGGCCTGCGCGATTGCGATATCCAGTAAGTCGTTGGCTACTGCAATCCGCGCCTCAAGAGGGGCTGACCGCTTGTGGCGTACCACCGCCTCATCAACCGCCGTAATTAATCCCTCAAGTTGAGGAACGGTCAGAAACAGAAACGGTGCATCGGCGATTGTTAGTTCGTCCTTGCTATGGCGCTTGGATAGCGTGTCTGAATCCAACCCAACGCACGCCAAGCGCCTAAGCAGGGTGTTGTACGTTCCCGCGGCACGCGACTGCCAGTCGGGGGCTTTCACGGCAAGGTCATCGCGAAAGCGTGAGTCAGACTTGGCAGCTTTGTACAGGGCGTTGATGGTCACAGTCGAGTTGGCGAAATTGACTTGTGCTATTTCGTATAACTCTTCCGCAACCTTCGGAAACGCCCCTTTGTAGTCACCAACCTCTTTGGTCAGGTATCCCCTTATGGCTTTGCATATCCTCAGAGCGGTTTGAAGTGTGACCCTTGCCCTTTGAATATGTAGAAGGTTAGTTAGCTCGTCCACACTAACCCAACCGTCACCGTCGGGGGAGCCTAGACGTTCACGCCCTTTCTTGCCCCACGGCCTGGCAAGGTCTAGATAGATTGTGGTAAGGCCAAGCCAATGCTTCAGCCCTACCGCTACCCCGAGACCATCGAACACGTCTTGCCCATGCCGTGCGAAGAAAGTCTCCGCATACTCCCGCAGTGAATCCCTTTCCTTTCTTTCCTGCGCTTGTTTCTTCAGGTCAGTCTTGGTTTGTGGCATTTTTGTTCCCCTTTGTTGAGGAACGGGTGAGAAGATTTGTTGTAGGTCTGATTGTCTCTACTTGCTCTTAGAGCAAGCCGGGCTCCGGGCCCTCTTATCAGACCTACAACATTTGATACTTACCCCTGCTGGTATAGGTTAGATTGAAATGGCACAGGTGCCCCACCTATAGCAAACAGGGGGATTATGGCGCCTTGGTTTTGAGGAAATCGCCACCAAGGCAACGGTTACATCATCTGCCCACGTAGAGCCATAACTCGGTGATGTTCTCGATATGGTTTATGTCTTTTGCTACCGTGTCAAGTGTTTCGCCTAGGTGGTCCAGCACATATTGGTGGTCTTGCCTAGAGCATTTATCGCGTAGCGTGGCGAAGTGTTCGACGAACGTATCACGCGCGTCTTGCGTGGCATTTTCCATGGTCCTTGCGGCGCTTAGTAGCTTGTCTACCAAAAGCTGCCGGAGTAGCTTTTCGTCCACGGTTTTTACTCCGTTGTTGCCAGGTTCAGCTTGAGCATGCTGTTGTAATATTCGTCAGCATCAATCAAGCCGCCATCGCGAGCATTCCTTAGCGCGCGTTTCGCTCTCAGGGTTAGTTTCTGAGAGCATTCCTTGGAACAGACCCCATGGTTTACCGGGACAGGTTTCGTGCAAATGAAGCAAGTACCCATAGGCTTAGCCTTCCTTCTGGGGTATTGTCTCGTTCTGTGCGAGCCCGAGGGCCTCGTACATTGCCAGCTTCCATTTCTTCGCGAGGGTAGTTGTGGGGTCATACGTTAACCCGCAACAGGGGCATTCGGCCTTGGGTTGGTCGAAAACTTCGTTCAGTAGATGTCGCGTCTGTTCGTCCATGGGCTCAATCCCCCCTTCGCCCACCAGCGACTGTAGGCGTCCTCCATGATTTTCTTCAGCCTATAGGCCTCAGCCACTTCCCGCTTCCATCCAACTAGTCTGCTTGGCCATGGATGGGATTTTGCCCATTTATCCACACGTGTTTGCTTGCCCATGGCATCCCTCCCGTCTTGAATTGTCAACTATTGACAGCTTGTTGTGGCCGCCCCGGTTTGACGCAATCTCCCCGGGGCGGATTCGTGCCCCTATACGTTATTGACCTAGTGATGTCAAACCGGGCAGCACGGACTCTTCATAGGTGAAGTGGCGTGGGTCGGAGCATGAGTCTCGACGGCATCCAGCGCCAGCACATTCGCAGTACTGACACTCACCGTCAACCTCGTGGTTCTGCGCACGGCAGACATTGCAGTACCAAAACTCTCCGCTTGTTCTGCTCATAGGTTGTCCTCCTTATTGGGTACTTTAGCCGACCTTGACGTTCTCGTACGGATTGCGCCCAATTTGCATCATGATCTCGCAAACATGGGCCGTGTCAGGAAGCCGGATGCACCCCCATAGCATGGCAGGGATGTGTTTCTGGGCTTGGGAGCTAGCCTCGGCTTTGGTCCCGAGGCGCATGGCAACCCAGCCGCACGCGTCACACCACACAGAGAACATAGCGCACCTCCAGGCTAAATTGTTGACTGCGTCAGTGTTGACCGGGTGATGTGAATTCGGGCACTCGATTGACTGACAAATGGGTGAGTGGGTTGACATCCTCCCCCTGTGTCATCCTTGCCACACCATACGCCTGTAGGACTTCAGGCGGCCCAGGGGGCTTGAGGGGCCCCTCCCTAATGGGTAAGAGGCCCTACATTCATACACTTACCAACTTGCTAGGCCCATGTAGCATTTTGCTACAGGTAAGCTATAAAGTGTATGAAAATAGGGCAGGTAAAGAAAAGGCCGAAGAACATTATTTTTCTCTTGACAAATAGTGTTTCTCATGGTATACTGGTCTTAGAGAGGTGAGGGAAAGAAGAGTATATATAATATATATAATATAATATATAAATAATATATATAATATATATACTAGAGCCCCCGTAGGGGGCTATATATTATTATTAATATAATATATATATAAGGGCCTTTGACTGGGTTATTGACTGGGCCCCTTTTAGGGGCCTTTTTGTGATAGTAGGTATACATGGCAACAATAGACCCCACAATCATCATGAAAATAGCCAGAGCCCTTGGGCAGGCTACAAATGTTCGTGGGGTTGGTATGCTCGGGCCTCTTTCCAAAGGTCTTGCTGAAGACCCAGAGATTCTGAAACTACTACAGGCTGCCTCAAAATATGCCAAGGGGATTTCACCAAAAGTCTTACAAGATGCTTCGGCAGAGTACGCAGACCTCTTACAGTCAGCAGCTACTCACTTTAAACGGGGTATGCCTTCGGCAGAGGTACCAGGTGCAGCAAAACGAGGCATTGACGAGTTTCTAGCCTCCGCACAGGATAAGTTGACAAAATACCGCACAAAAGCCAAGCCGGAGGTTTTAGAGAAACAAACAGACCCAGAAAGCATCTTTGCAAGGCTTACGGCTGCTGAAGAGGGTTCTTCTGGCCTAGGAGCTAAAGCAAAGCAGATTTATGAAGCAGCAAGCCCCCGCCTTAAGGAGTATCTCGACCATATCGTTGATCCGACAAAACCACGACCTAAAGGTAGTCGAGGGACGTTTCAGAATGAACTCCGTAAGCTCCGGGGTGAGGTAACAGGCAAACATCGAATTAGACAAGCAACACGAGGCGCAGAAGTTGGGGCAACCGAGGAAGCGCCAGTAGCTCCTGTTGGAAAAGTCCTTTTACAGAAAGCAGGCCCTCCTAGGGGTAAATTAGCCCCTGATGAATTGGAGAGTATCAAGGCAAAGGCCGAAGCGAGCGTTCCTGAAGGAGAGAGCATATCAGGAGCCCTCTTCCCCGGCTTTGAGCCTCCTAGGCCCCTCGCAGAGCCTATAAGCCCTGGTCAGGTGCCTATTCGTGGTGAATTCGGCCCCTTAGATGTGCCCTCTGGACAAGAGGTGTTCGCTGCCTTTAAACGGCTGTTTATGAGCGAAGCTCCGAAGAAAACTAAGAAAGTACGATCCCTCAAAACTGAGGTGACACCAGAATGAAGAAAAACATTAAGAAGCTATTCGTTGTTCCCATTCTTTTGCTCGCTTTTGCTCTTGGTTTCTTCACCACTGAGTTATTTACGCCTTCAAATGCATGTTCTACTCGCTGGGTTGGTGAGGTCGATAAGTTCTTTGCCGAGAGGGTTAGAGACGATTTGCAAGCTGCCCAGGAGGCGAAGTGTCGTAAGTTGACTATTGTCCTCATGAGCCCTGGGGGCTCTGTCATCTGGTCAGTAGAGGCAAGTCAGGAAATGAAGCGCGCACGAGCAAAAGGTCTTATACTCGAGATTCATGGCAGATCACTCGTAGCGAGTGGCGCAACACTTATCATCGCCGCAGGCTCTCCTGGCTCCCGCTTTATAGCGTCAAACTCGCTGACCCTTATTCATGGCGTGCAACGGGGTGGCGGCTTCCTTGAACCGCCAATATGTGTCGATCTGCCCTCGATAGCCATGCAGAATAACGAGGAAGCAAAAATTCTCCGCCGTGTGCTGACAATGATCGTCTCTGAACTATCTGATTCCATAAACAAGAAGTTTGCTGAAGTTGAGCAGTGGTTCCGTTGCGGCAAGGAACAGGCCGGTCCTGGTTCCCTGCTCGTAGAACTTGGAATCGCTGACAAGGAGGAAAAATAATGCTCAAATGGCTCCCCGCCGTCGTCGGGGCTGTCGTGGCCTTGATCGGCGCCTTTTCAGACATACTCCTTCCCTTTGTGCAGGCGAACCCGACTCTGGTTGCCGTCCTAGCTGGCCTAGCAACGGTTATCGCATCTCTGCTCAAGTCACCTGTTAGTAGCCCCCCGCCTTCTAGCTAACTAATAATAATAAATGGAACTCTTGGGGACTATATTAGCAAAGTTTGCTATATACTTCCTCAGAGAAATCTTTGACCGATATACTCTATCAGAAAAGGCGAAACTTGAAATTCTTCGGGTATTTGATGAGCGGGTGTTACAAGCGAACTTGTGGCTTCTTGACGCTCGTATTCGTCCTAATTCTGACCGCTTGCGCGACTCCGGGGGTCAACTTACCATCACCACCACCTGTCCTGTCTGCGGCGCCACGTTTGATCCTCTGCTCCCTGCGTAATCCCCAAAAGGACGTGATAGCAGATGGGGTATGTGTAGTTGTTTTGCAGAAGGACTGGCGCGAGGTTGTACTAGTTCTTAAGGCGTATTGTCTGGCGTTAGGCGGCTCCGATGAGGTATGTCAAACGAATGACTCCCCGCCAGATTGAAGAGCGTGAAAAGGCTCTTGTTCGCTCCCGCGAGATGGAAGAGGAAAAGGCCGCTCTCGCCATAATCCCATCAGAACTCCCCAAAGAGGAAAGGGATAAGGCGGCCATCGCCTTACGTGCTGCTGGAGCAACATATGGGCAGATTGCTACGGCATTAGACTTAAATCCTGGTACTATCCGCAATATACTTAACAAAGAGGAAAATAAACGTGTTGTTCAGTTGGTCCGAGAAACTAGCAAGATGGAGGCAATTACTGGCGGACTATTTGTTCAACGCCGTTACCTCGATGCTCTGGCTGCTCTTCCTGTTGATGCGAAGCATGCAGGTGCGCATGCTCAGTTGGCAAAAGCCTTTGCGACGATCTTTGATAAGGCGGCTCTTGCGGCAGGGGAGGCTACCGAGCGAACCGAATCTCGGACTATCGCAATCACTCTTGATGAGCGTCGAGTCTTATGGGAAAAACTCAAAGAGTCTCAAGGACTAAGGAATGCACGAGAAATCGAAGCCGAGTATCGAGTCGTCTCAGAACAACAACAATAACCAGTTGTTAGAACCTCCTAATCATGAGATAATTCATGCTGCTTGGGCCTACGAAGATGTTACTAATCTCTACCATTTTGCTCGCAATACCTTGGGTTTTAATCGTCTTACTTCTCATCCACACGCTGATCTCGCAGATTTCCTCACCAACACGGGGAAATACCAAGGCCGACTTACGAACAACTGGAAGCTTATTCTCCTTCCTCGTGGCACGTTTAAGACGACACTAGCAGGGCAGGCATATCCATTATGGCTTCTTCTACGCGATCCGAACACGCGAATCTTGCTCGACTCCGAGACATATGCGAAGAGTGCGGATACCTTACGGGCTATCAAGGGTTTGATAGCGACAAACAAGTTGCTCCGAGAGTTCCATGGCGACCTCAACATACCTATATCCGACGAGGCTATACGCTTCGCCAAAGCAAACCGTGGCTTGACGTGGAACGAAGACCAGATTCTAATCGGGACAAGAACCGATTTTAGTAAGAAGGAAGCAAGTCTCGCTGTCGGCGGTGTAGATATCGTTAAAGTCGGTATGCACTACGACGTAGTTATTGGTGACGACTACCACTCCGAGAAGAACGTCACGACAGCCGAGCAGATTCAAAAGGTTATTCAGCACATTCAGTTAATGACTTCAATCCTTGATCCTGGCGCGCAGTACGTAGTCATTGGTACTCGTTGGGATGACAAGGATGCTTACGGCTGGATTATCGAAGAAATTGAGGGGCTTCGTATTAAGAGCCCCGGTGTCTACAAGGGTAAGTACTTTGATATCATGGTCTACCCTTGGAGGCTGCCTGACGGTACTCTCTTCGCTCCTGAAATCCTCAACGAAGAGACTATTGTACCCTTGAAGGCCATGCACTCTCCCTACTCCTTTTCCTGTCAATACATGAACGATCCTATTGATGCGGAGACGGCGGTCTTCAAGGAAGACTGGATTAGGAACAACGTCTTGAGCCAAGCAAGAATCCGCGAACTCTGGGACGAAATGGTGATTTTCACTAGTATCGACCCCGCGGTGACAGAAACGGCCGATAGCGACTACTCCGCAATTGTAACAGTTGGCTTTGCTTGTCCTCCAAATGAATTCGGGCATCCTACCCCCATGCGTATTCTACTTGATACGCATTATGGACGATGGAATCCTGATAAACTTGTAGACGAGGTGTTTGATGTCTACCGAATATTTAGACCAGTACAAGTCGGATTTGAGTCTGTGGCTGGGTTTGATGCCTATCAATCCGTGTTCCGAGAAGCATGCCGACGTAAACGTGTATACCTCCCGCTTAACTTTTTTAAGCGAGATACAAAAATTTCTAAGGAAGCTAGAATCAGAGCACTCTCGCCCATGTTCCAAGCCGGAGGCTTTTACATGGTGCGGGGTGCTAGAGGAACCGACGAGTTTAGGGAAGAGTACCGCCGGTTCCCACGCGCTAAGCATGATGATGTGCTCGATGCGCTGGCCGACATCGAAAAGTTCGGATACTTCCCCAATATTGGAGGAAACAGCCGACTCGGACCTGAATATAAACCCCTAGATGATGTGACGGGGTATTAGTTATTGGAGGTCGTACCGATGAAGTTGCAAGACGCCATGCGGGAGGTTCACACCAATACTCCCAGGAATGTAACCAAGACGGGGAAGACGGGTAAGGCTAAGGAGGCTATGCTCCGGGCAATCGCCTTTAGCAAGGCCGGACAAAGCCGGAAAAAGAAATAACGATGGCAACCCTCTACGAGGTCGCAGGAGATAAGACAGGAACGGGCCGCTTGGAGCGGGCTACGGTCCATTTGCAGGAGGCGCACACATGGGCTTCTATGCGAATGGAATCTCGCCGACGGGACTTTTCTCGTAGATACGCGCAGTATCGCGGGAATATGAACGTCTTTGGACGAGACCCCGTACAGAGCCAGTTGCGGAGTCAAATTTGGGTCCCTAAGTCTGGCGCCCTCGTGGAGACGGTTATACCTCGCACAATCGGCGACAATCCCACCGTCGAAGTCCGTGGTCGCAGGGCAGAATACGCCGAAGCTGCCCAACACATGAATCACCTGCTTGATTACTACTTACATGCGATGCGCTTCTTCGACGCTCTTTATTTTTGGTGGAAAGACGCCCTAATTTATGGTACCGGCATTGTCAAGGTACCTTGGTCGTATAAGGAAGAGTTGCGTGCTCTACCTGGTGGAAACCCTGACGCAGACACGCAACAGTTCGAATTGAAGGTCGTTGAGGATATGCCCCGTATCGTCAACGTTGACCTCTTCGATTTCCTATTTGACTATACGGCTCCTACGATTGAAAAGATGGACTTCGTAATGGAGCGGTACGAACTTCCTGTTGATGTTGTCGTGGATCGAATTCGTAAGGGGCAATACGAAAATATTAAAGAAGAAGAAGTATTAGCTTTTGCGGCTCATTCCCGCGAGCTTGCGGATGATCGGCACTTCAAAGATGAGCGGGACCGCGCTGCTTACGGCTATCTCGGCAACGAGGGCGATAGTTTAAAGAATATGATCGAGCAGCTCCGCAAAGTCGTCCTTTATGACTATTGGGGGCGCTTTGATGTCAATGGTGATGGCCGCCTTGAAAACGCCCGAGTGACCGCTATGGGCGACAAGGCGCAACGTGCCGTTAAAGTCCGATTGAATCCTTACATTGACGGGCAAAAGCCCTATCGGGCTGCAAATTATATTCCCGTAAGCAATGACTTCCTTGGCATTGGCTTGATGGAGTGGGTTGAACAGTTGCAGCGAGAAATCAACACCCGCTTTAACATGGGTGTAGATAATGCCAACTTTATCTTGAACGCAATGCTCCTTGTTCGTAAGAGCGCCTCTATACCCGATGCTCAATTGAAATCCAGACCCTCTGGACGTATCGATTGTGACGACCCCACGTCGGACGTTCTGCCCCTTAAGATGGACCCGATCTTCGACAAGTTAATCGCTGCTCAGCAATGGAACGATCAGTTGTGGCAGGAGACAACGGGTGTTGGGGCAGAGTTCGCTGGAGTCCGTAAGGGAGCAAACACGTCGTTCCATCGTACTGCTGGTGGTCTTCTTGCTTTGCAGCAAGCAGCCGAAGCTCGTCTGAAGTTGAGCCGCCTTCTGTTCGAGGAACGTTCTGTCACTCCTGCCGTCGAACTGGTTATCTCTAGAATTAAACAGTTTATGGACGCCCCTGTGACCGTTGATATTGTCGGTCCAGAGGGCATACAATACCTTGAAGTCAAGCCACATCAGATTAATGCGGCCGAGTATAGTTTGAAACTCGCCATTGCCCCCACCGAGCAAATTGGCAAGTTGGCAGAGCGTGAGAAGTGGCAGACAACCTTGGCTGTTCTACGTGCCCTTGACCCCATGATGCAGTTGTTTGAATGGGGGAATATCATTGAGGATTGGATGGAGGCAACTGGTCTTCCGAATCCCACGAGATATCTGGGCAGTATGAAAGAAAAGATGGCCATTATGAACCAGCTTCGGGTTATGGAGAGTATGATGACTGGTGCCCCGATGGCTGGCCCTGGAGACACTGGAAAGCCCGCAGGTAGCACTGGTCCTGGTGCTCAAATCAGCCAGAATAAGAAGGACTTTGAGGGCGGTGGAAGCCGTCAAGGCGGTGAAGCCGCCGGAGGTGAGAGTGGCCGAGCTCAGCAGTAGGGATCGTGATACCGTCGTTATTGGCGACGAGATTCGTGATTTGCTACAACATCCTGCGTGGAAGACCTATGAACGAGTCGTACTTGATTCGGCAATTATGCAATTGACCAATGAGATGCTTGATGGTGAAAGTCTTGATCCTGCTTTCTTACAATCAATCCGGTATACACTACGCGCTTTTCGCGCGCTAAGAAATCATCCCTACGAGTATGTTGAACTCGCGCGCTCAATCCGCCGGGATTCCGGTCTTACTGAGTCTGCGCCTGTGATTACGGAAGGAGAGATGAATGGCTCTTAAAACTGCCCAGCCTCTTGACACTCCTAATCCTATAGTTGACAATGAAGAGGATTTGGAGGCACTAGCCGGACAAACAATTCAAGCCTTAGAAGATACTGCCTCGACCGATAAGACAGAGCGAGAGTGGGAAAAACCCCTGAAGGAACTTGCCGAGAATCAGCAGACCTTCATGGAGACGATTAAAGAGCTTACGTCTGCCGTCTCCGCTATGGCGCAGCAACCTCCTAGACAGACAGAACGCATTGTGGAACGTACCCATGACGAGCGCACTGAGGCTTCAGCAAAGACCCGAAAGTGGAAAGAGAAACTCAAGCCCGAGGCTGCCGAATTGATGGAAGAGGCTATCCGAGATATGGCTGGTGAGATTTTCGGGCAGGGAATTAACGAGCTTCGTGAGAAAGAGATTAACCCTGCCCTAACTTATCTTGTTGGGCAGCAAGAGAGTCTCCTAGAAGATCGACTCGCCAATAAATACGATCATGAAGTATTCGGCTATGGTGCCCTGAAGAAAGATGTCAATGATTACCGAAAGGCACGTAACTTCCAGGTAGATCAGGAGACGGCTTATAGGCAAGTCGCCTTTATGCACATGATGGAAGCCGTGCAAGGCTCTGAGGCTGAAACCCTCAAGAAGACGAAGGCAACGAAGCGAGAACTTGACGACGCAGAACGAACAACGACGGGCTCTCGCGCTCGTGAGGTTGATGAGGCAACTATGGATGATGAGGAACAGCGGGCGGCATGGCAGTTCTTTGGCGGGCCTGATCCCGCGACTGGCAAACCCCGCACGAAGAAGGATGTTGAGAATCTCTGGATTATGAATCGTCGTGGAGCAAAGCGTGATCAGATGACGACTATTGACTAAATAAGGAGAGGTCATAACAATGAGTATGCCGAGGGAGATTGAGAAGGGAAAGCGCCCTGGCGCTTCCTTGGGAGGTAAAAAGGGTGGCAAGTAAAAGTAATAGGAAGGCACCAGGAAAGAAGGCGCCTGTCGCACCTTTCGCGCCGACAAAGAGTAAGGACCCAATGGCGGCCTCCCCCACCAATTTAACTAATCCAGGCCGGAAGAAACCTCTTGTTGGAAGTCCGACTAATTATCTAAAGGGGTAATGCAAATGGCTCACAAGGCTAGCAAACAAAAAGGTGTTCAGGAGCCCTACGTACTTGGCTACCGGCAGAGCCGTGGCGAGGCACAGGGTGTTGAGGACATCGAGAAAGGCTCGTCCTGCGGCTATATGAGCGGGGGAGAGGTTGACGAGGCGTACCTTCCTTGGAAACGGCGGATGAATCCTGTCTGGCCGGAGACTGAGGGCAACTAGAAGAAGTAGGAGGTGTATACATGGCTAAGCACGGCGGATACTATGAAAAGGGCTTTCAGTCTCGCACCGAGGTTGAGGGCCTGGCGTACATGGGCGAGGCGAAGACAGGTTACCTGGACGAACACAACGCCTCTGCTAAGGCGAAGAAGTACGACTTTGAAGCGGATGGTGAGGGCTCTAAGGGCCCGGCCGCGAAGTAATAGGTAGAGGGATAAATGGCACGTAGTCCTAAGAATCCTATTGATCCTGCGACTGGTAAACGCAAGCGCGGCCGTCCTCCTAAGGTAACGCCTATTGACACCATTTCTGGGCCACAACTTACAAAGGAGTCGGCTGTAACAAAGGTACGACCAGAGATTGAGGCGTCGGATACTGACGCTCTTGAAGTCCAGGCGTTGAACCCGAGCGATCAGTTTAGTACGGAGCTTGCTGAGTTGTGGAAGCAGCGGTTCCGTGGCACCGCTCTGATGGAGATACCGCACGCGATTGCGAAACGCTATCCTAATGCACAGTTTTGTTGGGCTCGGGATGTTAAAGAGAGCATAAGCAAGTATCAGAACCAGTTTGGCTATGAACCGGCTGAAACAAGTAAGCCTCTGCCGGGACAGATTGACACTTGCTTTCGCCATGGGGACGCAATCCTTATGATGCGACCCAAGTGGATGAAGGGGGTTCACGACCAGGTTCTCCAGGAGAGGTTGCTTGCACAATTAGGCAACCCGCCTGCTGCCAACCCTGATGAACAAGGGGCGGAGCGGGAAGCGATACGAGAAGCACGTGCTTCTGGTTATGGACAGCAAAATCGAGGTGTCTCCTTCTTCTCTGAAGAGACTAAAGAAGATGCTGAGCGAGTTGATGCTGAAGAGCGCGTAGCTCGAAAGCAGGCATTCATGAGTCAGCCTGGTAGGCCCCGCCTAGCTACCGGGACTAGATACGTTTCGGGCGGGATTCCCAAGTAAAGGAGTGACTATAGAAAATGGCAACGATTACCGTTGTTTCCCCAAAGACCGTTTACCCTGGGGCGGACAGCTTTTTCACACAGTATACCGAGGCGAACTCTACGACCTTGGCCGCGTTGCGATGGGTTACCTTGGATGGTAGCTCGAACTGGGTGGCCGTAGCCACGGACCCGGCAACTCTGCTGGGCACGAATATGGTGGCTGGTGCGAACATCACCTCTGGTAAGAGCGCCACGGATATTTTTGTGTACGTGGCGGGTTCCGTTATCGAGGCTAATACGAACTCGACGGGTACCGATCCAGTGTTTGGTACTGGCCGCGACATTGTCGTGTCTTCAAACGACCATCAGGTCGAAGTCGCCGCTGTGTCCACAGCTACTTCTGCCACAAACCGTGGTACTGCTGTCTTTGTGCCCATTCGTCTTTCGCCGAAGGATGCGACAGGCGACACGAACATTCGTGTATGGGGCAAGATTCGTTCTCGGCATTTGCTGTTTGACGAGGCTATCTAAATACATTGAAAGGTGGTGACATAGAAAATGGGTATGATTTCTAGCCGTTTTACGCGGCTGTTCATCCCCGGCTTGCGTGGTGCTCTCTTTGAGAGCTATGGGCGGTACGTTCCTGTCTACTCTAAGATTTTCAACGTGATGACCTCTAACCGGCAGTACGAAGAGGACTTCACGATGCAGGGTCTTACCAACTTTGCTAGCAAGTCGGAAGGCAACACAATCGCGTATGAGGACTTCCTGCCTGGCAACCGGCAGACCTATACTCACTCGACCTTTGCGAAGGGCGTTCGGATCACCGAAGAGGCGGTCGAGGACGACCTGTATGGGCCGATGAGAAAGGTCGGTCGGGCTCTAGGTATCTCTGCTCGCTCCACAATCGAGACGCGGGCTGCTCTAATCCTTAACGCCGGGTTTGGTACCGGTACATTCACCGCTGGTGACGGCGTGGCGTTGTTTTCTTCGGCTCACACCCGAGAGGATAGCGGAGCAAACCTGAGCAATACTAGCACGGCCGCAGCCTTGTCTGTGTCGTCTCTCGAGACGGCCCTGATTGAGCTTCGGACAGAGCTAGACGGGGTTGGCAAGCGGATCGAGCAGATGCCTCGGACGCTGGTTATTCCCCCGGACCTGGAGTTTACAGCTAAGCAGATTTTGAAGTCTTCTTACCTGCCCGGGTCTTCGGACAACGACGTGAACCCTGTTGAGGGGCTTCTGTCAGTCGTTGTATGGCCATACTTGACCTCCACGACTGCGTGGTTCGTCCTGTGTGACATGCATGACCTGAAGTGGTTCTGGCGGCGCCAGTTGCACACTCGGACAGAAGAGGACTTCAATACCGGCGACATGATGTTCAAAGGCCGGATGCGGTTCTCCTTCGGTGTTAACGAGTGGAGAGGCGTTCACGGGAACCTGGGGGCCTAACTGTCAATCCCTGACTGTCTGATCTAACTTTCCTCAAGGCGGGCCGCGCATGCCGGGGCTCTGTACATACGCGGATTTTACATTTATACACATAACTACTAAAGGGAGGAAAAACACAAATGGCTCTACTTGACCGAACTTCTGAATGGCAGGTTTGGATTCCTGCCGTCGAGCTTCCTGATATTTATTACACGACAGGCACTTGGACAAGGACCCGTAACGCGGCGGGTGACTACTACAATACCGTTGCCGCTGCTGATGCGACGAGCACAATTGAACTTCCGATCAGTCATATCGTCTTCCGAGATGTGTCGGGACTTGGTGCTGGGCGTGGTATTCAGCTTAGGGGCTTTACGTACATGTACTTCATCGGTACTGCGGCCATGGATGCCCACACCTATGACATGCTGGAGACGACCTATGCGAACACTACTGCTCCTGCCGTGTCTACGACCGTCGGTGGAACACTAAGCGGCACCTTGGCGACTGCCACGAATGCTCAGCCTTACCTGACACGGGTTACCTTCGGTACACCCTACTTTATGCGACAGGACAGGGCTAGCTATATTCAGATCACGGCTAACCGCGCTTTGACGACTGTCTACCGTGTCTACGGAGCTTTCCTGGACCTCGCTTGGGTTAGTAACCAGTAAGTAAGTAAGGATAAATTACATGGGCCACGATACTAGGGTTTTTCATGACAACCAGCCGAACCTTTGGCTTGGCACGCCCAGGACTGCCCGAGATGTAGTGCCTATCACGGCTGGATTACCGATAGGGTCCGTGCCGACAGATGCCGACTTTACACCCAGCGGCTTGTCGCGTGGACGCCTGCGCGTCATTATGGCCAAGCTTCTTGTGGTAACATCCTCGGCAGCCGGATTTGTTCACATGCTCCCTGATCGTGCCTGGTCTGCTGGTCAGTTGGATGCGGCAGGAACATTTACCGATGACACGACAGACGCACAGGACATAGAAATCGACGATTTTGGTCTTTTCACAACCACTGCCAACGATGGGTTTGTTGTGGCGGCGAGTATTCCATTCAACGTCCTTTCTATAGATCAGACAACTGCCTCTGCCGGTGGTTCGCCCATTTTCGACTATGCCTATTGGGGCCGACCGACTACTGGACTTGCTTCAGCTTCCGACGCGTGGGTTGTAGTAACACCTGTTGTTTCAGCCTCGTTTACGGCCGCTGCTGATGAGCGCCTAGTTGTTCTGCCTGTCCCATTTAGGGCGCCGGTTGCAACTACAGTTGCCTCTCCAGGCGGCGGAATTCCGCCCGCGCGATATGCCGTCCGCGTTCGTGCAACAACGGCACCAAGCACAACTGGTGGTTCTGCGGCACGAATTTACGTTGGACGTTCTGTTTACTGGCAAACATCGGTGACAGCTAATACGACCATATCTCTAAATGAGGGCGGGGAAGGTGGCCGAGTCTTCGATGGGGGCGTGGCTTTTGGTGGTTTCATCGGTACTGCCGCAGCAAATAATATGTTGTATGTGGAATACCTCTAAATGCCAAGAGTTGTCATAAATCAGGGCGCCGCCGGTACAACGCTACTTGTTGCTGCTACCCAGGGCCGCCGTGTTAGGGTAACTAGAGTTGTTGTTACTTTATCGGCGACTGGCACGCTAAAATTTACTGACGGCACGGATGATTTGACTGGACCCTTTGATGTAGCTGCCCAGGGCGGATTCGTATTGCCATCTGATACTGCGAATCCCTGGTTTGATGGGGCTGCTGATCGACCACTAAACATTGTCACCACGACAGGCGCAGCCCGCGGCCTCGTGGATTATTATTTAGAATGAGGTGACGTAATTATGCCCGAGATGCTCGAACTTGCCCGACTGTTGGTTGCTGCTGCCGCGGATGCCGAGAAAGTCCTGGCAACGGCTAAGGAGAAGGAAGCCACGCTAAAGGACCTTAGTGATTCTATCAAGGGGACGGTGCAGGTCAAGGAAAAGAAGGAAGCTGAGTTGCAAGAGGTTATGAAGAAGGTTAGTGCTGCTGCACAGGAGCTTGCCCTTCTCGAATCAAAGGTTAAGAGAATCAAAGAGCGTCTAGCTGAGGTTTAACAGCGATGCTGCTATGGTTGTATAACCTTCCAATGCCTCCCGCAGGAGGCACAGCCGCAGCCGTAGGAGCAACCCCGCAACGTATGCTAGTTGGACTAGGAGTGTAAGAGCAGGCTATGGCGGATAATACCGTTCTTAACAGCGGGTCTGGCGGAGACACTATCGCTTCAGATGATATCGCTGGCGTAAAGTATCAACGCGTCAAGGTAACATTTGGAGCAGATGGGTCTGCGACTGACGCCGCCACGACTGCGCCTCTTCCCGTCCGTATGAGTGATGGTACCGATCTTGCTCTCGTTACAGCAGCAGGGGAGCAGAATGTTATTGCAACGGCTCAACCTGGCGTGGACATTGGCGATGTAACCATTAATAACGCGTCTGGTGCGTCCGCAGTTAACATTCAAGATGGTGGTAACTCGGTCACAGTAGACGGCACTGTCACTGCGAATGCCGGAACTGGTACTTTTACTGTGGACGTGACTGATCGGGCAGCGCGCTTAGTCGGTCAAGTAGAAGGACGGGCAGCCTCTGGGGCGGCCAAGGCGGGCAATCCTATTCAGGCAGGTGGTATATTCAACACTACGCAGCCAACGGTCACTACCGGCCAGGCGGTTGAGGCACAGTACACGTCTCGTGGTGGAGCCATCGTTGCCACAGGAGTAGATACCTTTAACGTAACGGCTAGTGGCACGGTGAACATCGGGACCTTCCCCGATAACGAGCCATTCAACGTCAATCAAATTGCTGGCTCGGCGGTCTCTACCGTAGCCGCGGGTATTCAGCGTATCGGGATCGGCGATGGTACGAATACCGCCACGGTGAGGGACACGGGCGCGTCCGACTCGCTCAACGTCGCAATCGTAGACGCCTCTGGAAACCAGATCACCTCTTTTGGTGGTGGCACGGAGTACACGGAAGACGCCGTCACGCCAGGCGATCCTGTCGCGGCATCGCTGAATCTCCGGCGGCGTGACACACCGGCTGGAGAGGTGTCTGCTTCGGGTGATTGGGTGACCGCGAATGCGACAAACTACGGCGCGCAATTCGTACAAGTCGTCACGTCTGCCGGGGCGTTCGTAGACGCCTTCGGGGGCTCTGGCGGGACGGCTCAGGCCGACCGCTCCGCGTTCACCGACGGCACGACAAACATGACTCCCATCGGGGGAGTCTTCAACGAGACACAAACCGCTCCGACGGAAGACCAGGCTGCCGCCATTCGGATTACCAACCAGCGGGGCATGCACGTCAACCTTCGGAATAACAGCGGAACAGAGGTTGGCACGTCTGGAGCACCCGTCCGGGTTGACCCAACTGGGACAACTACTCAGCCAGTGTCCGGCACGGTCACTGCGAATCAAGGAACACCTGCCTCCACGGCCAACCGCTGGCCAGTTCAAATTACTGATGGAACCGATCTTGCCCTTGTCACGGCAGCCGGAGAAGTAAACGTTCTCGCATCCGCCCAACCTGGAACAGATATCGGCGATGTGACTATCAACAACGCAAGCGGCGCCTCTGCTGTAAACGTACAGGACGGTGGAAACTCCATCACCGTTGACCAGGCGACAGCGACAAACCTCCGTATCGCCGGGGGGGACGCGGCAGGATCGCCGACTGCTGGAACTGTCCTAGCGGTACAGGGGATAGCGAGCGGAACAAATCTCAACGTCGCGCAAGCGACGGCGGCCAACCTGAATGCCACGGTGGTCCAGACGACCGCCGCGAACCTCAACGCCCAGGTAGTCGGGGATGTTGCGCATGACGGGGTAGACAGCGGCAACCCTGCAAAGGTGGGCGGCCGGGCGATCGCCCACGGTACGAACCCTACCCAGGTCGCAGCGGCAGACCGAACGAACTGGTACTTCAACCGCCACGGCGTACCCTTCACGCTCGGGGGCCACCCGAACATTATCACATTTGAAGCGGCGTATACAGCCGCCCAAACCGATGCCGCGATTGTCACTGTAGCTGCTGGGCTCAAGATCGTCGTTACACAAATTCAAATGACTGCCGACAACGCGAACACGGTTGATGTTGGCTTCCGTGTCGGCTTCGGGGCCACGACTACTCCGACCACGACGGGTGTCGTCCTCACCCATCCTGGGGTAGCTGCCGGATCAGGTATCAGCCGAGGGGACGGTAGCGGCATCCTTGGGGTCGGCGCAGACGGCGAGGACCTGCGGATCACAAGCGAAGTCCCGACGACAGGAAGCATTCGTATCCTTGTGAGCTACTTTACAATTGAGTCTTAACCTGCCTGTGTGTGCAGGGAAGGGAGGGGCACCGAATGTTAGTTGAGTGGTTTGAGGTTCCTGGTGAGCTAAAGATCGTGTTTGAGTTGCATGATGTTACGCTGCAGGTCCTGGCGGTTCACGCCCGCTCAAACGACAAGCGGCGTCAGTCCTCGTTGGTATTCCGCCAGCCCCTGGTGGGCGCGGTGACGTTCCGATTAGCAGGCAAGGATGCCTCCGAGTCTGTCACGATCCACCTCGCTAATGCTGGCGTAGGCATTTTCGCACGAGACCCTGATGATGGAGAGGTGGGGATGGCACCCGGTGCCATCCTGGAGTTTCACCCGGGGGAACCCACTACCTAATGGCAATCGCGTTCGTCGCCCAAAACACCTTCGAGACCGCCGTCGGGACGGGGACCGAGACGAAGACCCTCCCGGGCACCCCCGCGACAAACGACATCGTCCTCATCTGCATCGCGGCTGACAGCTACACTTCCACCAGCGGCGTGCAGGGCCAGGGCTACACAAACATCGTCGGCCCCACCGGGACTACGCCAGGCCACCAAATCTGCTTCAAGCGGATGGGGTCTACGCCGGACACGACCGTTGTTGTGACGCGGGAGACGGGTGGCACCAAGAAGGCGGCTGGTCTTATCCAGGTATGGAGTGGGGTAGATACCACCACTGCCCAGGATGCCACGGCGACGGTCGCCACGGGTCTCAGCGCCAATCCCAACTCGCCGTCTATTACTACGGTCACCGACGGGGCCCGGGTCTTCAGCGTTGCGCTGTTAGACGACGACGAATCGTCCGGCAGCGTTACCTACCCCAGCGGGTACGGCAACACCCTCGCCCGAGATACGAACGGTGCGGTGTCCGGTGACGGCGCTACGGTGGCCATCGCCTCCATCAACAAGGCGACGGCCGGGGCGGAGGACCCCGGGGCCTACACCATCACCTCGGACGAGTGGCGCGCCGTCACGATTGCCCTACGGCCCGCTGCCAACGGCGCGGCGCAAAACAAAATGAAATGGATCATTGGTGGGCAGGTTGGTGGGCCGAGTGGGACCAACTTAAGGCCAGGAGTAATTGGATAATTGGAAGCTCATAGTTGGGTACGTGGTGGTGAGTGTAACAACTGTGGTTGGTGTTGTCAACACGTCATAAAGTTGGAAATTGCCGTTCAGTGGTATCCACAAATTGATGAGAGGTATTATGAAGTACGTGGCTTCGAGTGGAAAGAAGTAGATGGTTCTAAGCTTGGGTTCATTAAAGGTGCGATGCACGCACCGTGTCCCATGCACGACGTTGTTAGCGCACGTTGTAAAATCCACGAGGATAAGCCCCGAATATGCCGAGAGTTCCCCGTCCAACCCGACCAAATCCTTGACACCCCCTGTTCCTACTTCTTCGCACGCCCTACTGCCTCTGGGGACAGTACGGAACGGATTGGCGGTGACGGTTCACCTTGGCCCGGCCATACAGTGAGGCTTAACTAAAACTCAATGGAAACCCCCAAGGATAGAGTTTTTCGCGGACCATATGCCACGATTAACTGTCCACACTGTAACGAGAAGCTAGAGGTTGGACCACGCCTTCTAGCGAAGTGGGTCTTTTGTGCATTATGTCAGAAACCTATACACAATAAGTGGCCCTGTCACTCCCGATGTCCAAATTGGAAGGGTGGATGGGGAAAATGGGACGCCAGTAGCTACAAATATTGGGTAATGGAAATGATTCAAGAGGATGTGGATAAACGTTAATGGCCTGGCAGATCGAAAAGATAACCGTTGATGGGGTGGTGTTTGCAGGCTGCCGCCACAACCTCGCTACTGACGCAACCGAGGCTGAGATCGGTGCTGAGGGCATTGACGAGGCGACGGTTACTGCTGCTTCCTCTGGCTCTACTCTGACTATCACAGCCGTCGCCAGCCCGACTGGCAATCCTAACGTTGGCCCCTCTCGGGGCGGTATCAACTATACGCCCCTTGGCCGCCTAGGGCGCTGTGCTGTCTGTGGCTACGTTTATCATATCCGAGAAATGCTTCGGCCTACTGGCCGTAGGGCTGGTGCTGGGCAATTCGTCTGCCGTGAATGTTTCGACGAGGTTATCCCGCAGTTCCGTACTGGCGGCCTACCGCGTCTGCGTAGACAGTCTTTTGGAGGCTTCTGATAAATGCCACTCACCCCAAATACTAGAGTATTGCAATTAGCTCGTGTGCGCCTACTTGTGCAGGAGCCGACAGCCTCATATTGGACAGATGCCCTCCTGAATATTTATATCAATGAAGCTCAGGTGGATATTGCGACAGGGTGTGTGCCCGGGATTGCCACAGGGCAGGAAGAACCTTTGCTAGCCTCTGAGGCTTTTACGGCTTCTGTGACTGACCAGGAGCTATACTCTCTTCCCCCTAATTATCACGCAATTCGTACTGTCCGGGCTAGAAGCACCGCCTCTGAAGACTTTACCGAAATCCCTGGGACGGACATTGAGTACGCTCGAGCCCATCCGCGTACTTCCTCAAATAGGCCAGAAGCTCATTTCCTATGGGGAGAAAGCGGAACGTATCAGCTAGGTGTCTATCCTGCCTTTAACTCTGCGAATGGGAGGCTCTACGTCACTTACTGGCGTCTGCCAGACGAGATGACACAAGACTCCGCAAGCTTGCAAATACCTACGGAGTTACACATAGCAAACACCTACCTTGCTGCTGCGAAAGCGTGGCTTGAGCGGGGAGACAAGTCCCGTTACGGGGACTTGCTTGAAATGTTTAAGATTGAGTACCAAGCGAAGCTGCCATACGTGCGGCGTCGTCAGATCAACGCCGAGCGTGCTGTACGGCTTGGTGACATAGGGGATACCGATCGAGATCGGGTTCTCTTCTAATCAATAAAGGAGTGACAAATAAATGGCTCGTAGCTACTTTTCACAGCTTCCTGACACAAATACGGTCAACGTTACGATGGCCGGTCTTACTTCAGCAACCACAATCCGACCCAAGATTTATGAGTTCGTGTGGGGTTCCGAAGGGACACCTGCCGATCAAGCTGCCCGTTATATCTGGCAGCGTTATACCGCTGCTGGTACCAGCACTGCCTTTACACCTGTGGCTATTGACCCTGTCGATCCTGCGGCGCTTGCGGCGGCTGGTTTTAACCACTCGGCCGAACCAACTTACACCTCAAATGCTATCATCTTCTCGATGCCTCTGAATCAGCGCGCTTCGTTCAGATGGATTGCCGCGCCTGGTAAGGAGCTTGTTCTGCCTGCCACAGCCGCTAACGGTGCTGGTTTCTATGCGACGGTTGTGACATCCGCCTTTGCAGTTACGCTCGGCCTTTATCACGAGGAATAACCACGAGGAATAAATGCGTAACCCTCATGGATATGGCATTGCCGTATCTCCCGATGGCCCGACAGCCGAGTTTGATTATGCGCAGTGCGCGCACTGTAATGCCGTATTCAGAGTTCCAACCGGGGCGAAACCCGCCGACTTGGGTGGCTGGTGTTTCATGTGTAACCAGTGTACCTGTTCGAAATGCGCAGCTATAGGGACTTGTTTTCCCTTCGAGAAGAAGCTTGATATGTACGAAAAGGGTAAACTGGCGGTGCTAGACTAGCCATGCGATTTGAGACGGGAACATACTCCGGTACTGGATCAGCCCAAAACATCACCGTCACGTTTCAACCGGCGGTGCTTCTTATTCTATCCCCCCGTACTGGAGCAGACACCGCCTTAAACTCCATGGTCTTTTTGACAGCCGAATATCTCGCCGATAGCATAAACTATAAATATGACACGACTGCTTCCGCAGACAACACCATCACCTCATCGGCTGGTATTAGTGCTTGGAGTAGCAGCAGTTTTACGGTTAATACAAGCGTTCTTGTTAATAAAAGTGGCTCCACGTACCGTTGGTATAACTTTGGTGTTGACACAGCCGCCCTCGTAACAGGTAAGTATACTGGTAATGCGACGGATAATCGAAATATAAGTACGGGTGGGAGTTTTACACCTAGTTTTGTGTGTGTACTACAAGGTGCAAGTGAAGTGACTCGCCTCGCTCCCATTGTTTGGTATGGGACAAAAGGGGGCGACAATTCTTTCCGGTCGGAGGCTGGAGGCACACCCATTGCCGACCAGATACAAACTGTCGGATCGGGGACGTTTCAAGTTGGTAGCGGCACCTTTACCAACGTCAATACAAACTCCTACTATTTTTTTGCAATTGTTAACAGTACTGGCAATTTGTTTCAGGGTAACTATACTGGAGATGGGGCTGATCCCCAAACAATCACACAATCTGACGCTTTCCAGCCAGTCATGGTTTGGATAAACGGTCGTGAAAGTAGTGCGAATGCCCGGGGCGTTATTAACCCTGGGTTCGCTACTGGAGACAACTCATTTGTAACAGCGTTCGCCGGTGATCAGGTTGACCATATTCAATCGTTGACATCGAGTGGCTTCACTGTAGGTGGGAGTGGTAATGTGAACTTTAATACTAACCCTTATCACTATCTTTCAATCAAGAATTTAACATCGCCCGATGTTGTCATTCCCCATCTTATTTCACATATGCCTACACTTGTTGACCACTGGCGCACCTATGAGATTGTGAGTTCTGGCAATGCCTCATCGTAGGAGATATCAATACGAGAGTTTTCCATTTGTACCCATACATGATTGGGTACTTGATTGTAGTACTGAAGGATGGGGCACTTTTAGTTGGGGACAACTCGGGTGGGACGGGGGTAAAACTTGTGCTGACCAGCGCATGGGCTGGATTCCACGCTATCCCGACTTTGCTAGGCGTTTTCAAAGCCGCCCACACTTACAGGGCGGAGAAGTCAGCCCTCTACTTTCCTTAGCAGACTTCCCGCTGAACCACGTGGGTTGGCTTCCTATCTATCCCGACTTTGCCCGTAGAAAACAACTTGATATCCGCAGTCTGGGTTGTATTGCACAAGAAGCTCTGTTAAACTTACCAGATGCTACGGGTCCTATTTCTCAAAGCTGGCATCCTACATATCAAGATCGTATAGATCGTAAATTTATACATCCTGCCCGCATGGGCGGAGCGGTCAACCCCGCGACAATAGCCCCGCCACTCGCGGATGCGGCACAGTTTCCGTGTGACTATCAAAAGTACCCTGATTTTGCTCGTAGGCATGCCCGGCCTGTACACTTATACCAAGCCTTCACTTGGCGTGAAAGACCGTCTTTTGGCTTGTGGGTCGAACCTGGTGTGACCCCAACTTCGGGTAGCTGGACCGAGCCTGCCCAATCTGCAATTTCAACTTCCTGGACAGAACCTAGTACAGCGCCAGTGACATCTACTTGGACTGAACCTGCACAGACTCCAGTTACCCCCTCGCCTGACAGGAGCACATAGATAATGGGCGATATTTTTGCCGATGGCGGTACAAGTGGCTATCCAACAAGCCTTGATACGGCCACAACACAAGCTAATGTAGGCAGTCCCCCGTATGCGACAACTTCTACCCACGCACAGAAGATTAATAACCTTGCGACGGCTATTATCGCTGTTGAAACGGAGATAGGGGTTGTTCCTGGTACGAATGCCCTTAAGCGTTTGAATCATGGGGAATGTAGACTTACGAAATCTGGTTCGAATCTTCTTCTCAGTCGGTTCAATGGCTCGTGGATCGTCATTAATGGCACGTCAAGACAGATTCCCAGCTCAGGACCCACACTCAGTACTAGCGGCCTTAGCGCAAGCACGCTCTATTACATTTACGTCTTTATGAACGGCTCGACGATGACGTTGGAGGCTAGCACTACGGCAAATGTGGCTGACACAGCGGCTGGTAATGAAGGTGTAGAGATTAAAACGGGAGATGCCACTAGGTCATTAGTTGGATTAGCTAGGACTACTAGTGGTACGGCATGGGCCGATTCGGCGACACAAATGTTTGTTCTAAGCTACTTCAACCGTGGTTCCAAAGTTGGAAGAAAAAACTTCACGGCGAATCGCACCACGACAAGCACATCGTATGTTGAACTTAACTCTGAAATCCGAGTTGAATTCTTGACGTGGGATAACGAAAAAGTTGATCTCGCATTGGGAGGTTGGGCATACGCAGACACTGTTGCGGTAGCGATTCGCTCTGTGATTAACGTGGATGACGAATCCACACTCACGGATTATGGAGTTTGGATTTCAACGCAATTCGTTGCCAGCAACGCCATCCCGCTTACGCTGATGAACCAGCGCCTCCTGGCCAAGGGATATCACTATGCCACCATTTTCGGTAATGTTGAGGCGGGCCAGGGTACTTGGGTCGGTGGCGCTGCGGGCGGAACGAACGCTCTTACGGCACTGAGCGTTGGGATTCGTGGATAACACGAAGTAATCATGCCAACAACGGTAACCGATAATTTCAATAGGGCTGATGAAACACCGCTAGGAAACACGATTGGAAGCCCTTTGGCACCTAATAATAATTGGACAGGGGTACCTGGTCTTCAACGACCCGACCTTAAGACTAATATTGTCTGGAGCCCAGTCACATTTCACAATTTTGCACTTTATATTGGACAACAATTTACGGAAGATACAACGGTCCAGATTGATCTTGTGCAGGGATCATATGGAAACATCACAACTGGGCACCGCATGGACCGCACTAAAATGACCGCGTATACATGGCAGTTAACAAGAGGTCCTATATTAAATGACACACTAGCTTTTCTTGAGTGGAATGATGGCAGTGTGCGCTCGCTGCCCTCGAATACCAACAGCGATTATTATGATCTTGGATCGCCCGGTATTACTTCGGGGACATTAAAGTCCCAGTGTATCCAAGTTGGTGGCAACATAAACTTAATTGGTTCGTGGAATGGGGTTGTCGTGACCAACATTACCGTACCTGCCGTGATTTTCGGCGGCAATCCTGGTTTTGATATTGTAGGCAGCACTTTCGCGGGCGGGAGTTACACGCACTCCACTCAACCATGGGGAGATAACTGGTCCTGCACAGGTGAACTACTACCGAATCCTCTAGATAATGAGTTTATAGACCCATGAGCGAGATTTTTGATGCCTTGCAAGGCGAGACAAATCCGTTACAGAGGATACGAGAAGACGATCTTATACGTAGAAGCCAGCAGCCAAAGACGCCTAGTGCTGCCCCGACCCTCGCATCTTCCGCATTTACTCTTTCTGATGGGGGTTCAGCGGCTGCGATTACTGTCACATGGTCTCCCGTTCGTAAGGACATGGACTATATTATCCGCTGGAAAAAGACTACTGATAGTGGATACACCTATGAACGTTCGAAGACGAGCCCTCATATAATCCGTCCTGTCGAGACAGGTGTTAATCATACTGTTGCTTTTGCTCTTGAACGCAGGCAGTATGGAACACGAGGTCAGTTCTCCGCTGACGAGCAAGTGACTTCGGCCCCTGACCCCACTGCGCCAGCCAGCCCTTCAGGTCTAAGCTGTACAACTAGTCCTGCCACAGCTACTATTCGGCTATCATGGACGCCAAACACGGAAGCGGACCTTGCCTATTACTCGATTTATCGAGATACCTCATCGCCTGCTACCACCCTGTACACGAACGCATTTACGACCTCATGGGAAGATGTGAATGCCACACCAGGTACAACGTACTTTTATCGTATAAGGGCTGTGGATAGGTCTGGTAATCAAAGTGGCTTTAGTAATGAGACATCTTGTACTGTTGCTTTCTTAGGGACTCTTACTGTTACACCTGCAAAGACGGCCATCACCTCGTTGCCTGCATCCCTTGGAACTGCGCTATCTCAGGCCGTGCAAATACCTGCTGGCAGTCAGTTTCTTAATGCCTATGTAGGTTTTGTTGGAAACTCAATTGTTGGAGCGGGTAGTGCCACGATTAACGTTCGATTTCGTATCGGAAGTCATGTTAGCAATACAGCCTCAATTGCTATAACTGGCGCAACACTAGGTACGCAATTCTTTGCCCTTCTGACTTCGGCAACACCATTGAGTGTGTCAGGCACGCAAACGCTTATATATGAATGGTCCTTCTCAGGTGCTACGTCTGTTTCAGGGGCTTTGACAAGCCCCGGCTCAATTCAGGTGACAGCTTAATGCCTCTTATCGAATGGATGCCCGTTCAGGCGGGCGGTATAAATCTTTACGAGGACATTTCTTCATTGCCAGGTCATCAACTTGTGCAGTGTGACAACTACTATCCTCGTGGTCGTCGGTGGCGCACTATAGAGGGAAATAGTACATTTGTTAGTGCAGCCATAACACCTCGCACTAGGCATCTCGTTGAGTTTCAGGAAGATGACACAGCAGGCGGAACAGTTAAAAACTTGATTCGTTTTACCTCCGCCCCTGCGATTCAAGAAATTGGGACGGGAACAAGCGTTGCTTTGACTGGACCAGCTATCAGTTCGAGTCAGACTCTTCTCTGGGATACAACGGTCTTCACAGGTATCCTTCTCATGGCAAATGGGTCGGATAACCTCATGGAGACAAGTGATGCTGCAACCTACATTGTAACTACTGGTTCACCACCGACAGCGCCAAGGTACGTCGAAGCCTGGAAGAACAGAGTCTTCTTGGCTGGTCGTTCAGCAGCACCTATGTCCATACATTACTGTGCAGATGGAAATAGGAACCTCTGGACTGGCACAGACGCGGGAACCGAGGTTATTACTTCTCCCGTGGGCGACTTTGTTACTGGCATCCGTTCTGTCGAGAACTACTTGGCAATATTCACCCGTCGGACAGTTACGGCTCTCATTGGAGACCACCCGGATGACTGGTCCAAGCGAACTCTTTATGAAGATCACGGCTGTGTCAGCCATCGAACCATAGCTCGTGTCAATGGAGGACTGGTCTACGCTAACAATCAGGGCGTATGGCTCCTGACAGCAGACTTAAAGCGCATTGAGCTTAGCGCGGATATTCGAGATTACTGGATCAATCGTACTAGCCTAAGTACAAGAAGGAATGTCTCTCGTGGGTCGTTTATGCATGCCGTATACGACTCAACTATGGACCTGAATAGATACTATATTTGGGTATCCGAGGGAACGAGCACAGCCGAAAACGTCTGCTGGATATTTCACTTTAATAGCGGGCAGTGGACTCGGATGACATCCTTTATGGATTCAGGGCAGACTTGTCAGGCTTCTTGCCTTAGGGAAAATAACAATGGTAACTTGAACGTCTACTTCGCTGCTGGCCTGGACGACAATACCACGGCTGACAAACGAGTGTATAGCATAGACGGTGCTGCCTCATTTGCATCTTTAACTGGTGGGAATATCGCCTCTACGCTGCAAACGGGCATTCTCTTTGGTTACATGGATCAACAGAACGACATTAAAGGGTTGTCGGCCCCAAAGGTTTTCCACAACTTCTATCCAAAGTTAACTACAACGACGACTGCTTCCACAAACAGCACAATGAATTTTAATGTTTATGCTGTTGATTACGCCGTGCAGTCGGCAAGTCGAGCAGTCCTATTGACTAGTAGCACCGCAGATATTGTTCGCCCTCGTGTGGCGATTGGGAGAACGGGGTGGGGTTTACAACTCACCTTGACATACACAGGACAGGTAGCACACAGCTTTATGGGTGGCGTCTTCGAATACGACGAGTATAGGGGGTTGTAACAAAAATGGCAACAAATACTCCGAAACCTACAGGTGGATCAGCGACAATGCCCTTTACGGGCTATGGTCAAAGTGGGCCGCCCCCAATTAGTCAGGCAGGTGGTCCGGGCCAGCAGGGCGGCCAACAGTCTGGTGGCGGCGGAAACTTCCCTACTGGCTCTGCCGGGCCGTTATACTCTATGAAAACTGGTGGTTATGGAATGTTTCCCGCCGAGGCAGGGAAGTACCTACCACGAGTTCTTGGCCTTCTAACAGGTGCTAACGAAGAGGCTTGGAGAAGTATGCGAATGGGTGGGGGCACAGATCGGTCCTCCCAGATGCGAATGCAAGCCGGTCAGCAAATGCAGGGAATGGCTGGGCAAGAAGCGGAGCGCGAATCTGCTGCTTTTGACCAACAGAAAATGATGTGGGGCTTCCAGAATCAATTGATGCAGAAGTTGCTAAGTCTATTTGGTGGTCAGGGCGGTGGTGGCGGTATGTTCGCAGACGTACCTATGCCCGTACAGGCCGACTCTCGAATCCTTGCGGGTTTACAAGAGAGGGTCTCTAGGGAGTTCGAGCCACTAGAAAGACAGAATCAGCAAATCTCCGCTAGGACTGGCCGGTATGGCGGACAAAGTTCTTGGGCCGACACCCGTGGATCAAACCTCGCTGCTCGTAAGGCTGGCATGATGTCTGAAGCCTATGTGCCAGCACAGCAAGCTACGGTTATGGGTTATCAGCCTGGATTAGAAGCTGCTCGCATTAAACAGCAGGGGGCTATCACGCCTCAACTTATCTTGCAGGCCCTTATGAAGGGTGGAGCATTCGCGTAATGGCTACGCTTCCGTATGACCCATGGGATATTCAGGACATCGCACCTGTACCTCAAAAACAGATGCCTCCTGGGACTCCAACAATTGAGGACCTGTTTCAACAGGGAAACGTTCGTGTCAATCAGGATGTGACGCCTCCACAGCAAGCGGCTTCTATGAGTGCCTTAGCTAACCGTCGTTTGCAACAAAGTACACCCTGGGAAGATACAAGGTCTGAGATTCCCGAGGTGCCTAGTGGCTTGGGGGCTGGTGCCTACCGCGACTTGTCGGAGACTTATCTTAATATGGCCTTGTCTTCGCCTAGTTTAGAGCCCGAACACGCGGAACGTTTGCAGAGACAAGTTGGCGCTATCCAAGCGGAGAGACAGGCCGAGGCTACAAGACAATCGGAGCAGCAAAAGATTCAAATGCAGGGGGAAGAGCAACGCAAGGCGATTAAACTTCAAGAAGAGATGCAAATGCAGTCCCAGCGTGAAAGACAAGCAACAGAACAAGCCAATATGTTAGAACGTATCCGCAAGACTCCGCTTAGCGGCTTGCTTGGTATGACGCTTGAACAGTTTGAATCTCTCCCTCCCGAGCAACAGGAATCCTATCGTAGGGCTCTCATGATGCAGGCGGGCGGTCTTGGCCAAGTTATGCAGTCGCTTATGACGACTTTTATGGGTATGCCAGAGGGGCCCCAGAAGGAGAACATGCTGCATCTAGCTTTAGCGCAGGCTATGGCCGTCTTTACTAGGCAGAATGTTGAGGACCTTATAACTCGAACTTTAGATGAGAGGGGTAATCTTCGAGTTCGTCTTAAGATGCTTGACCCGACCGGCCCAGGCATGGCGATTAAGCCTGGTGGTCAGCCTTATGGACCCCAGAATGTTGCCCCCGGGGAGTGGCCTCCGTCCCAGATTGGGAATGTAGCGGGAGGATTTTTTGATTGGATTACAGCGCCTCCCCAGCCTCCACTAGGTAGATAATGGCTTCGCCGTTTGATCCAAACTTTCTCGATCCTGTTACAGGAGGGGAACAAAATCCGCTCTCGGATATCTTGATGGGACCTCCGCAGCCACAGGAGCCCATTGATCCTATGGCAGGTATGGCAGGACAACCAGTTCCATATGAGGCTCCTAGAACCTTCCTGCAACAGATCGAAGAGAAGATTACATCTGGGATTTTAGGTACTGGAATCCCGAGGATTGCCGTATCAGCGGGCCTAGGTGCAGTGACAGGAGCAGGTCTCGGTGCCCCGATGGGTGGTATCGGTGCGGTGCCTGGAGCCCTCTTAGGTGCTGCTGTAGGCGCGTTGAGCGACATTCTCGGGGCTTCTGCTGATGTAGCAACGGCACGGGCTCTTGGTCCTGAAGGGGTAGAGCTAGGCTTTGCTCGCATCAGTCCTGAACTTGCTGGTATGATGGCAGACCTTGGTGTTGGGATTCTAGCAGGTGGAACCCTCTTTAGTAAGGCGGGCAGAATTCTTGGCCCGACAGCTAAACGCCTTGAAGCTATGGGATTGGATGAAGTCCTAGGAGGTACTACCAAGCTAAGTAAGCCCTATCAGCTAACACTACCACGCGATCCTATGAACTATTTCTTACAACATCCAGAAGCTAAAGCAGCACAGCGTATTTGGTCACGTTTAGGCCTTCCTGCTGACTGGGATAACTTACTTGAACCACCTGCGGCTATTGCTGACGACTGGAATAAGTTAATGCGATATGGGCCAACAGGCGCCGACCCTAGTAAGCCTATTGGCGCAATTAAAGCCGGAGTTGGTAGCGTCCTAGATGCTGCAATGAATACGCGGTTATTTCGATTTGCGAACTCTCCTTGGCGAGTATTATTTGGTGATCCAAATGCCATGGAGATTTTGAGACTAAAAGCGGCTGGCGAATTGATGGCGCGCCCTGTGAGTACTAGCCTTTTAAAAGAGGCTGCGAACTTTTTAAAGCCTCTAAATAAAACACAGCGAGAGCGCGTTCTACGTGCCTGGCATGCAGGCCAGGGACCGACTGAGCGTGATATTGCTGAGCAAGCCACTAAGGCAGCTAAGGGTACCGCGGAGAGCCAAATTCCCCTTTTGTCGGATGCGCCACCTACTACGAGTTTTTCTAGAAAACTTGTAGAAGCACAAAGCCGTACACTCGATATTTTGCAGCGAACGGGGGCTACACCCGAGGAAATAACCGCTTGGCGCGGTATTGCCAAAATTCTCGAAGAGATGGGCAACGACCTTGTTGCAATGAAGAAACTTGATCCGAAAGACCTTGTTGGCAATTACCTACCATTTGTTCGTGAAAAGGTTATGGCAGAACGCGCGCAACTTGTTGAGTTGGCGGAAGGTTACTTCCCTATTCATATCGAGAGCCAGATTAAGGGAGAAGCTAGGGCTTTCTTCCTAAATCGTCGGCGATATGACATTCCGCCAAAGGAAGCTACTCTTGAAGAACTCCTAAACACGACAATTAACGCATTCTCGCGGGTGGTAACAAATTCGGTTATTTTCCCGCGTATTAAGGAGTTAATGCCTCTCGTTTCTCCGCAGAAAGCTGATTATGTTGCGGCGTTATTCAATTATTATGTCGGTCATCCTAGTACACAAGTTGAGCATCTAGGTAAGGCGTTTACCGAAATTGTAAAGACAGCAGAGTTTTGGCGTACTATGGGAGCTTCGATTTTATCACCTATTGTTAATACTACACAGAGACTAAATATCCTCGGTATGGTTGATGTCGGTTCTTTCATGAAGGGGTTAATCCCCAACCAAGCCCTTCGCATGACGGCTAAGGGAATGGGAATCCTTGGAAGAGATCAGTTGGCTTTCGCGGATATTGCGGGAGCTGAGGGTCTGTATGCGGGACTCCGAAAGGGCATTAGGGATATTAACAGGGCAATAGGACTTCCTTTCTTTTGGTCTGAGAATAGCAACAAGATTCATGCCTTTCAGGCGGGCTTCTATCACGCCAAGTCTCGTAACTGGCCTGAGTCTGCGGCATTGCAATATGGAGCGTATGTTGCAGAACGGACGCAGTTCGCATCCCGTATTGGTCGTACCCCTGAATTTGCGAGAAACGATTTAGGCTCCGTTGTGGGGCAGTTTAAGACCTTTGCCATTAACCAACTAGGGTTCACCGAGCAGTTGATTCGCTCAGACCCACGGGGGGCTGCTCGCTTCATGCTCGGCACGTTGACACTCTTCGGGACAGATGCTATTGCTCCTGGTGCCGACTTAGAATTTACTCGTCGGGTGTATGGTAAGCCGTTCAAGGTGTTCCCAGGTCTTGTAGGTTATATGGGAGCGGCTTTAGCGGACCAGACCTCGATGTGGGGATTGAACTATGATGATATGCAGCGAATAGCCACTAACCTGCCCGGCCCCGCCTTTGAGCATGTGCAGAGTATTGCGGCGGCTATCACCGGTATTAACATGGGAAATGGTACGGACCTTTCCGACTTCGGCATGCCTCTAACTCCCGATCAACGGGCTAGCAAGATACTACGTTCTGCACCCATTGGTGGAAGCCAAGCCAATAGGTTTAGAATGGCTGCTAAACTCTTTAAGGCGGGAGAAGTCGATAGGGCCGCCTTGACACTGAAGCAGGCCCTTGGTGCTGAAGAAGCTGAAGGTCCACTACATCAGAAGGTTAGTCGTGGTGAGGCGATGATGAAGGCTATGGGCCTGACAAGCCAGCGTATGTTCGAACTAAACCAACTGACAGACCTGCAACGCTCTGCTGCTGAGGAATATCGCACTTTCCAGGGGCGTATGTCCGATCTACGTGTACGTGGCCGAAATGCAGAAGCATCACAGCTTCTTGAGCGATTTAAACAACGCTACCCAGAAATATCGACAATTATTCCATCCTTGCCAAGCTTGAAAGAAGCAATGGAAAGACGTGTCAAGCCTGGTTCACAAAGGCTACGAGAGCAGGCACCTAGGCCGGTTCGTGCCCCCTATGAGCAGGCAATAAGAGAACGTGAGTTACAATAAGGAGACCACCCTTGAAGCTAAACGATCTTCCAATTGATAAGCTAGTTCTCATTCGTTGGAAGGACATTATTGAGTATCACCAATCTGATGACACGTATGACCCAGATGATTATTCACGTAAATGCCCCACGTTTGAACTTGTGGGTTGGGTAAAGCACCTTCGACGTGGTATCCTTGTTGTCAGGCCAGAGCGAGGCCTTACAATGGATGATGAGGACGGCTCAGAAGGCTTCTCTGGCAGGAGTAGTCAGTTAATTCCCGCCGGGTGTGTAGACTCTGTATATGAGTTAAAAATTGGCAAAAAGCTGTATAGCAATCCACTCTACAAGGATGAGGTAGATGGCAGAGCAGGAAATGTGGGAAAAGATGGCGGAGGCGGTAGCTAAGGGCAGCCTTTTTAGCCGATTCGCCGGTCGAGTAGGTAGGGAAACTAGTAGAGAGTATGAAGAGGGGAAAACGGCTTTTAAAGCCGGTATGGAAGAACTTCCTTCTAATCTCGTCGATCTTATGATGCCGGGAGTTAAGAGTCTAAGCGCAGGGGCTAATGTAGTTGGAACCGGCCTAAGCGGGCTACGAACTCTAATGTCCCCCTGGAAAGGTTTATCGCAGAGTCTTGCACAGACACCTATTGAGGAAGGAATGGGCCCAACGGCGGAGAAGGTAGGTTTTGGTGCTGGTTTTGCGTCAGAAGTTGGCCCTGGTCTGCTTAGCTTGCTGCGGGCAGGAATACGACATGGGGCTCCAATCATAGAAAAAGGCCTAAAAACAGTAGCTACGAAGCTCAAGGGAGCCGCAACACCCGAAGCAAAGTTCTTACCAGGAGCCTATCGTAAAGGTGGCCCTTATCCTATGGTGCCTAAATCACCTGCTCGTGCAGAAGCCGAACGAGTAGCACAGGACTTACCAACTAAGGTTCCACAAGCCGCAGAAGGGGCCGCGCACTCGCCATACTCGCGGTGGGCGGAAGCTTTCGCAGCGGAACAAGAGAGATTACGTCAGCTATCTCTACGATATCCTGGAGAGAAAGAGATTTACGCGTCTCTTCGTGGTCTCCCTGGAGAACTACGTAAGGCATTTACAGGTAAAGGCTCGAAGCCTTTAGAATTTCACAAGAGCCGCTTAGAGGGTGAAGGTAGCGGCTTTATGGCGACGGGTGAGCTTTTTGCTCCTACGCACCCAATGACGGCTGCTATAAAACGTCGCAATCCTGCGGCTGACGTAATTGCGACTGGCAAGTTTGATCCCAATGCCGCTCTTTACGAGAAGGCCGAAAGTGTGCTACGACACGAGGGGGTCCATGCCCTCTTGTCACCCGGCCGTTTACCAGAATCTATTAGAGGGAAGTTGCTCGAAGACGCGATGAACGTGGCTTCGATGTTTCCTAGAGGTGGTAGTAGTACAATTGGCGAATACGTTCGTGGAGTATGGGGAAAGCCCATTTTCAAGTACTATCGAGAATTGGCAAAGCAAAAGCCCCAGATGGCCAATGAAGCCTGGCTTATACCTCGTGCGGAGATGAAGTATACGGAGGGACTAGCTCAGGCGATAGCTCCTGGAAAAGCGGAATATGCTGCTGAAATACCCTTAGAGGCGCGCACAGCCGCCATAGAAGCCCTTCGTATGGCAAATAAGCGTATGAAAGCGCATAGGCGTCAGCAACGTGCTCAGAAAAGCGCAGGGAAATAACGTCCATGACCTCGTATGATTATCTTATAATTCCTCTAGTGCTAGGATCGTATGGTTTTACATGGGTGGTATACGTCACTCTGACAAAAAAGCTAGACGAGCTATTAACAAACCATATTCGCCATAATAGAGAGACCCTAGAGAAGCTAGAGAAGAAGGTTGACCTCTTTATAGAAGCATATTACCGCTCTAGACGTTCACAATAACAACTCTTAAAGAAAAAGCCAGAAAGAAAAAGCCCTGGAGGTTTGTAGCCCCCAGGGCTTTATTGTTTTTATTTACCTATAGTACAGCCATTCTATCCATATCCGCTTTTAGGTGAATTTTTGGATGCCCCTTGTTCCTGCGACTTTTAGCAACATAAAGCCGTAAGTCTCCCGTCTCCTGCTCGTCGTATGTCTGATTAATCGTAATGATTAGATCGGCGATACGGGCTTTCTTAAAACTGTCAGCAATATCCCCCATATCAAGCCATCTTTTGCCAAGAGACCCTCGCACGGCCTGACTCGCAGTCCATATCGGAACCCCAAACTTTGCAGCTACTCGTCGAAGGCGTTTGTATATTTCCCCAAGTTCGTTGTAGTCCTCTAGATTCCTACCGGTCTCCATGAGATCGGCGTAGTCGATGTACAGTGTGTCGATGGGTGTGCCGCGTCGACGAGCTGACTCAAGAATCGATTGTACTGTGTCTGGCGTACACACATCAGCAGCCGAGTCAATGATCGTAAGTCGGCCACCGCGTGACTTAGCCTCTGCCATTCGTTCATTGAAGGTGGCTCCCAAATCCTCCTTGCCACGACCGAAGAACATATCAATACGACGGCAAGCTTCTTCCTTACTAATCTCCAGGGTAATGACCCCGGCGTGATGTCCATGATAATAGGCAAGAGCCGCCGATTGATGTAAAAGAAGAGTTTTTCCGATACCAGGCCATCCAACGAAAGTTGCCAGTTGTCCGGGAGATAACCCTCCTTCAATCGCTGCATCCAAAGGTCGGATGTATGAAGGAATTGTTTTAGCTGGCGTAACTTCTCTATCCGTGTGTTCGCCATAATCGACTCGGTTATCACTGGCATAGAGACGATTTGACCCCTCTTCGAGTTTTTGTAAGATGCCAGGAACATCGAGAAGCTCTCCATCTGTGAGCGCGGGAAGGGCAGATGCGGCAAGGTATGCCGCAAGATTACGTCGCTGGGCGTTCTCAAAAGCTTTCTTAATCCCTGTCTCGGAGTATTTCGCACGGTCTACTTCTCCCACAAGTCCCAAGAATGCTTGAAGCTCGGTGTGTTCTCTTTCCGGTAGCTGGTCCTTTGCCAGGAGATTGATCTCGTCAATCGATTTATTTCCTGATCGAGTATTGTCCGCCGATTCCTGCAAATTTCGAATAGTTTTGTAGACAGTCTGAGCGACTCTCGATCCCGATAAAAGTTCGCGGATGTCGTAATGGGCATATTGGGCGTACAAGTCCTTGTGTAGCAGGAATGCGAAGATTTCATGGTACATTCAAATCTCTTCCTCGTCAGCCCATCTTGTCACGATATAAGTGATGGCCTCATCAAGGGTACAAAAGATTTTGGTACTTGTCACATGAATCCAGGGGTGATTTCGAATCTGGTCATTCGTTGTGACAAAGATCACCGGCTTCTTTTCAGTGTAGTAGGTATGCCAAATCTCCATTGCTGTACCGAGAGATAGCGTGTCCATATAAGCAAGAACAATATCGCATACACGAAGGTCTCGGAGGTCACGATGTACAAGCTCGTTGGGATCGAAGATTTCCTCGGAGGATTCTCCGAACATCCGTCCTCGTAGGGGGTTAATTGTTTGAATACCAAAATCTCTAAGTTTCTCGGTAGCATCTACACGCCACGCGTTTGCTTGTTCGTAGTTTAACCCCGCTATCGTGCCGCTAAGGTAGACTTTCATTTACCTTCCCTTCCTGTAAACCATAGGAAAAGGTATAAAGCCCCTACGATGAACACGGGACCGAGTATTTCTTCCACCTATCGTCTTCGCCAATACCACACTCTTCATACTCCATTAGTGCGAACGCTATCCAGGCAACCGATGCCAGGTGGTGCTGACCATCCGCGGGATCGTCACGCTCTCCAGTCCACCAGGCCCAAGCGTGGCGCATAAGAGAGGCGAAAAGTCTTCCCCATCGCAGCCCTTTACGCCAATTGTTATCGCCATAGCCTGGCTTGTTGGCCCCAATGGTATATGCTTCGGCGAGCCGTCTGAGGCCCACAGTAGAGATAAGGTCATAACGTAATTTTCCGTCGTCATTCTTTCGACCACCTTTTTCCGCCTCAATTTTTATATCTTCAAGCAGAAAATCGTTACCGCTTGTGCCTGAGGTATAAATACGTTCTCCAACAGTCACGGGTGAAATAACAGTCTGATTGTACTTACTATTAGCCTTCATATGTTTTTCCCTCGAAGGTGAACTTTCCTTGAATGATGGCAATGGTAAAGTCATTGAACGTTCCGTCTGACCGGACATACGCCACATTGAAACCAAGTTGCCAACGGTTCGGGCGCATACGTAGATAATGGGGATTAACATTGCAGAGGCAACCAATGCTGGAAGCGGAAATCCGATCCTCAACATCGACGGGTGAAGTAAGAGTATGATGCTGAATATCATGAGTATGGCCATAACGAACGTTGCGACGGTACGCAAGAGCGGTGGCTTTGGCGTGGTGTTCGTTTGTATAGACGCCATGAATGTACCAGAGGTAACCTACCTGATATGCTTGTCCAAACGGGATGACATCAAAGTTCCTCTCTCGTAGGCGAAGAGCATGCTCCACTTCGAGCATCCCCTCCATCTCAGGGTGAAGATCAATGTATTGTTGACACCAGTCCTCGTGATTCCCGAATATAAAGACAAACCTGGCAGCAGGCGCAAGCGCCATATGTCGGTCAAGGACCCGACTGAATCCTTCATAGTCCTTAAGGAGCCTTTGTCCTTCGAGTCGGCGACGCTTATCTTCGAGCCAATGTGACACACAATCCATCTGCAACTGATCGCCAAGGTAGATAACAATATCCGGCTTAAAGTCTGGGATAAAACTCTCAACAGCAGAAAGAGCGCGCTGGTCATGAAGAGGGTAGTGGATATCGGGTAATGCGAGAACACGCGTGATAGCCACATCCCCGGTTCGCTTAGGACGATTCTTAGACATTCGGACATCAGTCCCCTTTCGAAGAATTAGTTAATCCTCTTAGGAAGCAAGTCTTTTACTAGTCTCCATCCTGGCTCTTGAAAGTGCCCCTTGTCCCAGGGCAAATACTCTCCGTAAATATCACCTAGAGGATCAAGACCACAGGCCGCTGCCATTGAGTAAAGATACGACCACACTTTATCTGGTGCCTCCCACCAAGCAACAAGTCCTCCTTCTGCGAAGGGCACACAATCAAAGGCTAGGCCGTATTGGTGCGGAGACTCCCAAGCACGAGCATCCGATTTCCCTTCGCCAAACCTCGCGTTCTGGTCTTCAGGAGATCGCCAAGTTTCATAGATTAGTACTGGGAATCCTCCGCCTCTGCACTTCTCTAAGAATCGTTCGGCCTTCGCCTTTACCCAGGGGTGCAGATCATCAAGAGATCGGTTAGGCACTAGACAACGCCTCCTTTAATCCTTTAATGAGGTTTTTGAATTTGTCTCGAACCCACTTGTATACACGTTCGTACTTATGTGTGGGACGGAGAGTTGGATCGGGATAACCATACTCCCGGCCAGGCCACCAAAGTATGCCATAATTATCACGTGGCCACGGCTCTAATTGGCGTTCTGGATGAGATATCCACTTGGGTCCGAATTGTGTTGTAATTGGACCCTCTTCGGGGAGCCAATCGGCAGACGAACCCAAACGATGATGTAGAAAGAGTTCGTAACATTGCTCGGGTGTTCGCAGCGGCCCGCCCTCATGGTCTGGTCCACCGAACATTTGAAGGGCCGCTATCTTTTCCTCTTCGGACATCTCTTCTGGGGTAAGTGCTAGGTCAGGAGAGTATCCACAAAAATCGCAACGCTTTTCCATTATTCCACATCCTCGGCTTCGTCTATCAAGCCCTGTAGGAAGTCTCTTGCTCTTGACACAGCGTCCTCGTAGTCCTCTAGTAATTCGTCATTGTAAATGTCATCAAACTCTCTGTTCAAAGCCTTGTCAAGATCAAAAAATGCATTCTCTAGCTCGGCATATTGTTCATCGTCTAGCTCAATCCTCTTTGGCATTTTTCTTCACCTCTTCACATTCGGCGCACGGAAACTGGTGCAAATGCATGAATGCTTTAACGGTCTCTAGAATCTCTGTTCCATAGTCTCGAAACCAACCGGCACGATCCCATGTGTGCATAACCCAATGAGCCCACTTAGGAAGAAGAACAAGGTTGGCATAATGGTTGTGCCAGGGATTCTCGTCTAAGTGATGAATGACTTCTTTTTTGGTTGGAGAGCGTTTATACTTCTGCTGGACTACTGCTAAGTAGGATTGTTTCGGAGGGCGCTTCTTCGATGCTACTACTATCACCGCCGAAGGCTGGGCAGTACGGGTGGTACGGGCAATGGTAACACGCGAGCGTGACTTTCGGGTTCGGCGGGTCTTTCGCTTGTATACTCTTTTCCGTTTCGACAAGTTCCTTTAGGAGTCCTTCCTCTCGCTTTCTATCACGTTTTACCTCAAATACTTTGTAGCGATGGTCATTACGATCGATGAGTATTAGGTATACACAGGCAAGGTTAAAAATGTAGCAGTACGCAAGACACTGATCTACCCAGGCTGGTCTAAGTTGCTCAAGGTCTAGCTTGCTGCGGATTTCGTTGAAGTGTTCGGTTCCGGTGGACTTACATTCAAGTCCCGTATCATCTGACAATTGGCCATCCAGGCGGCCCACACATTCAATTCGGATGCCTCCTGAGCTAAACGTTGCAGAACCCCTCTTCTGACCTGCGGCATGAACGCTGGGCTCTGAAAGCTTAAGAGCGGCGAGAGTAGATTGTTCAAGAAATTCACCACGTTCTGCCAAGTCCGCAAGTCTTCCGGCGGCATCTGGACGAGGTTCTGTCTCAGGATAGCTAAGTCTTCTAAGATAGGCTCTAAGCTGGCATCCACCTGCTTCCCTAGCGTGGAACGTAGATCCGATTCTGGGCTCGTGGTCGTCTCGTTTCTGTTTAGCTTTAGCACTCCACCCCTCCTTGATGCTTCTTGCTAGTGCTCTAGCATTCATGGTAAAACAATAATATAGAGGCCGACTATTGAAAAACCTACTAAAGCTAACACCTGAGCTAACACCACAACGAATATTGCCACGAAATCCTCACGCCGTCCCGAGTCCCAATAGTCGGCCAGAACCGTAACTAATAGCGCGGCAAAAGCGGCGAATTGTAGGGCCACCAGCATAATGCCTAGCCAGTTATACCACCTCATCGGCTAAAATCTCCTTTATTACCTTACGGTTTTCTGTTCGATGATAGTCTGGCTTAACCTTGTGCAGTTTTGTCGGCATTGGCATTACCCGCTTCCTCGGCATTCTCCATTTCTTCCTCTTCTCTTCGGGATTCCTCAAAGGCTTCGGCACTTTCAATTTGCTCCCTGTTGTCACACCTTTCACAGTAGAAATATCCGCTAGCTCCCTCTATAATCCAGTCCGCTCCGTGATACCTACAAGCCGGGCTCATCTGCTATTTCAATTTCTCTTGCGTGTTTATCGCAGACAAACATGGAATCCGCTGCATCTTCTTTCCACCACACTTTGTAAGATGCAGGCTCTCCACAAAGTGGCTCATCATTTGGACCATTCATGCTAGATAATGTGCCAAATTCACATCTCGGCAATTTCTTAAAGTTAGGCCAATTAATTAGCTGACTCAAAGATAGCCTCCTGTATGCCTGCTTTTTGATTCTGGTACTTCCCTCGATAGGGGTTGTCAGTAGCGCAGTCTAGAAGGTGAAAGACAACTTGGGCAATTCCTACTCCTGATGGAATATAAAGCCCTTCATTATGGTGATTGACTAGTTCTAATGTTAAATGTCCCTCCCACCCTGGTTCCAAGATAGTGTTGAACACCGATAGGCCCTTACGAGCCCAAGTAGACTTATCATGAACAACTCCTAACACGTTATCGGGTAGTATAAAGCGTTCCATGGTTGATCCTAACTGGAACTGGCCAGGGTATAACCAATGGTGTTTGGCAATGCGAACATCATAGCCAGCGTGACCAAGACCGAACGAAACGCCATGGGACCTTTGTGCATCAACGCAAGGATGAACTAGCTTAAGATGGCGAATGGTTGCGGGTGAGAGTATCACGTAGTCCCTCGAAAGTGAAAAAGACGCCGTTAGCGAGCTGATACATTACGTCCCAACGTTCCGGGACACGATCGAATAGAATATATCCAGGTACTCCACGTCCGAGTAACCAACCGAGTTCGAGGTGGCCGGACTTTCCAGCGGGCATGACCAGTATTGCGATGTTGGCCCACAATAGGTGAGAGAAATCGAATTCGAATATATGTTTTGCTGCATACCCATCAAGGGCTTCCTCGTATGTTCTTCCTCTCGTTGTCTCATAGTGTTGCCACCAATCATCGGCCTTTGGTCCTGGTGCAAACCAGTCATCAAAAACGTCGTAGCCCAATTTTCGAAGTTGGTTTGCAATGAGTGGAATGCCAGAATTACGTAGGCTGCCGATTAAGTAAATCACTTTCGGATGAGGTGGGTGGAGGGTGGTGACGCATTTGGTTGAGGATGGTTGTGTAAGCTCGTTCGTGCCACTGAAACCTTTCTTCATACATCTCCTTGATTTGGGGGTCTTTTTCTCTAGCTATAAGGCGGGCGAGCCTAGCCGTTTGCCAAGCTAGGGCATCGGCGCAAGCGGCTAGTATTTGAAAAGTTCATCAGCACCCCCTGCCGGGGCGGCTGAGGCTGTTTCTTTTGCTTTTGCTTGGGGTAATCCCTCGTACCCATACATATTCACCTGGAAGATATCCTGGGCAAGCCTTACACTCGCGTCGAATGCTTTTCGAAGGTCCCAATTGCCTTTAGGACCTTGTGCTTCAATGAGCGAGCCCACGAGCGAGCTAGCCGAAGTGAAGGCGTTCTGCCTAAGGATACGCGCTTCTCGGTCAGAGTCGAAAGAGCCATTTGGGCGAGTAGATCGTACCGTTGTTCCGGCGACAGGCCGACTAGTTCCTTCAACAACCGCGGCGTTAGCCAAGTTCTTAAAATCTCCCTTCTGCACGATGTCAAACGTGATTTCATCCCCATCATTAAACTCCGGCTTCTCCCATGTTGAAAGCCACATTCCGTTTACTTGTACCCGATAATACGTCTTACCCTTTGCCGTCTGCTTCGGCTCGATTCCCGTCACACGTCCCTGCTGATTCGGCATTATTACTCGTCCTCCTTTCGAGACGCAGGTCCTTGCTGATCCTCAGCACCCTTGTCTACTAGATCAAGCCACTTCTTGTAGTCTGTCTCGTCATAAGCATTCGTGACTGAGCGGGCAGTTGCGCCCGCCAGAGCTACATCGATTAGCTCTCGAAACAACGCAACCCGAAGACCTCCTAATTTGTTAATTGCCTCATATTCCTCTATGTAGTCGGGACCATGTTTTTCCACATTAGCGAGCTTGTCCAACTCACGTTCAAGAAGTTTATCAACTTTTGTAAGCATGCGGTATCTTGCCCCATGTAGTTCTCTCTGTCTTTCAGCCTGCTCTTCGACTGTCACTTATTACCTCCGATCGCCATAAAAGTTTGGTTCATGATTTCGGTCAGTTGTTTTCATCTCCGTCCCGCATTCACAGCATATAAGAAATCGTATATAGTGCGTGCGAGGCATGATAGACACCTCATGCCAACAATGAGTTATTGTACCGTCTGCTAGAATGCAGGAGCCAAGGAAATCTGGTTTTCCTTTTTCTTCGCGTCTGACCATGTGTCTCCTATCCCTATCTCTATTTCAATGGGAACGTCTTTGATGGTTGTTCCAAAGGCCACGTACAAAGGAGGATTTGTCGCTGTCTTGTACACGATATCTATAATTTCCTTTTCCTCCGGCGGGTAGATGTCAACGAGGGCTTCGTCGTGGATGATGTTACAGACTCGGCTTCGGAAGCCTCTAGCTTGCAATTGGCGGTCAATAGCGGTGCAGACGAGTTTGGTAAGGTCTCCAGAAGCAAACCCTTGATTAAGGCTATTTGGAATGCTTCGGATAATTTCCTGCAAAGGCTTGTTGCCTCGGCATAGCTCTCTGAGGTGCTGTAATGATCTGGGTCGCTCCTTAAGTCCCCAACTTTGCAAGGAACCTGGACTTCGACGAATGCGTCCAGTGATGGGCTGCCTGACCCACCCTTGATCGTAAACCTGCTGTGTGACGCCGAGTAGGGAGGAAAACCAACCCCGATACGAGTCACGAAAAGCGTCCACGAAGCTCTTGGTGTGTAGCCAGTCAAAATCAATTCCGTAGTCACTATGTAGTTTGAATCGGACGGCACCATAGCACGTATCGAATGGGTCATAAAGGGAAGCAAAGTTGGTAACCTTGGCAGCCACTCGTTCATTTTCTGAATGACTTCTGGCCGGTTTATTCCAAATTCGCTCTCCGGTAACCGAATGGATATCTTGATGTTCCCTGTAAACACGAAGTAGCTCCTTATCCTTTGAAAGATGTGCCGCAACACGAAGTTCTATTTGGGAGAAATCAAATCGGAGTAAACGACTCCACGTCCCTCGGAAGAGCTTTCGGAATGGCAACTCACTTGTGTCTCTGGGGAAATTTTGACTATTAGGATCGGAGCTAGACAGTCTCCCCGACACAACCCGATTTTGATGGAATTGGGGGTGTATTCGACCATCGGAGTAAATTTGCGTTGCGAAACCATCAAGATATGTGCCAAGTATCTTGTGAAGCTTGTTGAATTCCCGCAGCCTTGCTGGTAGTCCCTCTCCCAAGTCAGCGAGAACTTCGTCGCCTGTGCTAGCAATGTTGTATCCAGCGGCACGAAGTGCGGTGAGCTTCTGAGGGACCGAGGCTGGATTAAAATCAAATGAATCTTGCAACTCTTTGTAGCGAACTCGGTAATGAGTTGTCCACTCATGTAGTAGCTCTGTGTCTACTAGTATTCCCCACTCAGTCATCCTTGCCAAAGTTTTTAGATTTTCCATCTCCACGCGGAATAGGGAAGTAAGGCCCTGCTTTGTCAATAAAGGTTCGAAGTATTGATACAAGTTCTTCGTCCACTTGATATCCTGCTCGTTGTAACGAGCAAGCGGTGCTAAGAAGGAGTCGGGCATGCACTCCAAAGTCTTCATTTCGTTGGCGTAGGGTTTCCATTGATCTTTCCATGCTGGTGCTCCGCAATGCTTCATAGCTAGAGCATCTAGGGAGCGGTCTTCAGAGTTTTCGTCCAGAAGGTGGGCAGCTATCATCGTGTCAAAACAAGGACCTTTAAGCTGCCACCCGTAGAGATAGGACAACCAGATAGCTTCGTACTGTAAGTTATGCCCAATCTTTACCCACTCAAGACTTTCCCATTTCTGTCGTAGAAGTATATCCTTCTCCTTCATCCCAACCTATTAAGAGAATGTCGCCTTTATCAAAGGGCAGAGCTTTATACCCCTTAAGAAAACCAGTAGTTTCTATATCTAATACTAGTTCTTTTATAGTTCTAGTATTATTATTAATAGGTTTTTTCTTATCCTTTCCCTCCATCTCTATGTTCAGTATACCATACTTATCGCCACCTGTCAATGCCCGATATTCAGTCACGTACTTCTCCAAATCCTGCTGCATCTCGTGTAGTAAATTAACCTTTCCAGGCCGCATATGTGCGGCAGGGTGGTGGGTTACCCGTACTGGTATGAGATCGTCGATTCTAGGCCCCTCTGGGGCCTCTACAAGGGCTATTTCTGACCCCACCCTAACCCACCAAGAACGATGCCTAAGCTCCTTTAGTGGTAGATGGGGTAGTCCTAGAGCTTTTGCTGCTGTTGCGCCGAGACAGATACATAAAGTTGGATTGAGTTGTTGCAAGTCCTCGGCCAAAAACACGGAGCAATGTGCCACTTCCCGGGCCGTTGGCGCACGATTTCCTCTATCTTTTCCCGTAGGTCGGCATCTAACTGCATTAAGGAGAGTGAAGCTGGTAACTCCCATTCCTTGGAGATGAAGTCGTAGGACATCCCCGGCTTTCCCCACAAATACATCTCCAATTTTATCTTCATTCTCTCCGGGCGCTTCTCCGACAAGGACTAATCCTCCTTTTTTGTAAACCTTCGGCCCAATGCACGGATTTATCTTATTTTCCCATAACTTACAAGTGAAGCAAGGGTCTGCAAGAGGATCAAATTCCAATATTTTATCTCTTTTCTATCAGAGACTGAGTGGCTGCTCGGACCATTGCTAATTGCATTTCAACTGAGAGTCTGAAAAGGGTTCGAATTTCTGAGTTTTGTTCATTTGGTTGCATGCAACATTGTTGTAGCTTACCTTCTCTTGTTTTTGTTATATACCACACCACAGTATTAGACCATCCTGGCCCTCTGGCGTCTTCTGCCCAAGCCGTTACGATCCGTTCGCCTTCTTTGAGCTTAATTGCTGTTCCACCCGCGTCGAAGTTCTTCACTGAAACATCTCCTTTACTTGTTGCAGGTGTACGGGGTAGAAGTCCCATTGATCGACACCTACGTTTAGTATCCTACCTTTCATCTTCCACTTCTCATGTGCATGGCCGCATAGGACATAACCAAACTCATTCGCGTCTTCGAAGTGCAGGGGACTATGCGCCATGTCTATCCATATATCACCTATTTTTGTGGATATTGCTTTAGAAACATGATGCCACCCAACGTTGGCTTGTCTTGCCCACGAACCATCGTGATTTCCTTTGAGCAGAATCTTTCGACCATTGAGACTTT